ATGACCGGCACCCTGCTCGCGCACACCAAACAAGTGCGCAAGGCCGGCGGCGTCTACAGGCTTACCGGCTCGGACGTTCCCGTTACCTACAGGACGTTCATGCCTTACAGCGTCGAGGTCAGCATCAAGACGCACGACTCGGAGGGCAACCCTCTCAGGTCTCCCAAGGGCGGCATCCTTATCCATTCAGTAGACGTGGCCGCGGTGAACCGCAGGCTCATGAAGACCTTCAAGCGACCGGATGTTCGCGCCTTGTTCGGCGGCAACTTCGCGGAGTTCGTGGACAGGTTCAACTCCTACGTCTCCAATCAGTCCGGCCTCAGCGGAGCCAAGGTGCCCAGCGCTGATCTGTTCCGGGCTGAGTTCGGAGCCGACGCCGAGAAGGTCAGGGACATAATGTACGAGGCCTTCGGCGGCCGTAAGCGCAAGGACGACTCCTTCATCAATACGCCTGCCGACGGATATCTCGGCGGCGCCGACGATCCTAATCGTCCGTTCTACACGATGCGTTTCGACACGCTCGCGGACATCAAGGTTCACCCGACCTCTTGGAACGTCCACAGCAAGGTCCAGCCCTTCCCGTACGTCCACATACAGGGCTACGACGGCATCTCTCGCAACTTCCAGATCACGGGCTTCACGGAGCGTGACATGGGCAACGGCCGCAAGTACCTCAAGGACAACAACGGCTTTGAGATCTACGAGACCAAGGGCGGATACGCCCTGTTTGATCCGTTCGCCATCAAGGTCGGCGTGTTCAAGACCGCCAAGGCGGCGATAAAGCGAGCCACCGCAGAGCTGGCCAAGGTCGACGAAGCAGACAAGGTCGAGCAGTCCGACCCCACCATCAACGACGTTGGTCACAACGACCAGACCCTAGCGGACCTCGAGGTTGTTTCTGACGCCATGAATCGCGGCGCTAGGTTCCACCTTACCGGCGTCAAGGATGTCGTCATCAAGTCCATGCACGCCGGCAAGGCCGTTGCTGACCACATCAACGACTCCATCGGCGAGAAGGTCAACGAGATCGGATACGAGAACCGACCCGGCGGCACCGAGACCGCGTTCTCCCAGAAGTTCATCAGCCTGTACTCGATGCTTGGCGACGGCGCTAAGGCGTTTGACACCGAGGTCGAAGTCGACGGCACCAAGTACAAGATAGGCATGTCCGACACGCAGATCGTCGTGTCTGACCCGTCCGTCGGCTACTCCAAGGGCACCGAAGTCGTCGGCGGCTTCCAGAACGAGCTCATTAGGATAGACAGGAACTGGTTCAAGGACCTGTACGCCAAGGACAAGGCGCTCCTTCAGGATCAGCTGTCCAAGCGCATGGCTTACGCCCTGAAGGTAAGTGCGCTCCACAAGGCCGGTCTCATCCCGATGCCTACCGCCTTCACCAAGGAGGCCGTGTCCAGCTACAGGGCCATGGGAGAAGTCATGCTCGGAGGTGGAGCTGGAAGCAGGGACACCCGCGACGCGGCCATCTCCAAGCTTCTTGAAGGCCACGGCAAGGGCATGGCAGATCTGGCCGGAGATATCCGCTGGGTCATGTTCGACGCCGGCGACAAGAACAAGAAGAACTGGTCCGACAACAGGCCTTCAGAGAGCCCCAATTTCGTACCCAACACCTTCGCGCGAGGCGGAGCCGCAATCACCCCTAGGTGGGAGACGGCGTTCAACTCCTTCAAGATAAGCTCGACCATGGCCTCGGACCCGAGGCTAAAGCCAATCATAGAGCAGGCCATGGCGGCCAAGTCTCCGGAGGCATACGCCGGCAAGGTTGGCGGAGAGCTTCCGCTGTACATCGACATAACGAAGATAGCCCTAGGCGACGCAGACCGAGACGCTCTTGCCTCCCAGCTGATGGCGGCCGGCGCAAGCCGTGGTGCCTTCTGGGAGTTCCATAGCAAGGCGTCCGGCATCGATGACATCATCCCGGCGCTCAGGGAGTTCATCGCAGGCTCCAAGCTAGGCAGGAATGAGTCGAGCTCCCGCAATAAGCTTACCAGAGCTCAGCAACTACAGATGGGCGAGAAGGCCCGCACTCCCATGCAGGAAGGCCCTGCCAAGGAGATGGTCGTCGGATACATGAAGTCCGTCGAAGAGCTGGCAAAGCGAGGCGGCATGTTCACCAAGTCCGTGGCCGGCTTCTTCGACAGCGAAGGAAAGCTACGCGTCGATGCCGCAGGCAAGAAGACCGGCTTCGTGTCCAGCGTGGCCATGATGGATATCAATGACCCGGACGTCATGAACGTCGCGTCGATGTCCAACCTGTACAACGCGCTCAAGACCATATCGGAAGACATAAGCAACGACCCGGCCAACGAGCGCCACAAGCTGGACTACGTCAGGGTCATGGCGCTTATCATGAGGATCACCAGCGACGAGAGCATGATCTTCCATGAGTTCAAGTCCTTGGATGACAGGAATCTCGCCCCCGGCTCCGGAGAGATCAGGGCGAAGACCGGCCTTCTTGCCGGCGGTCATAGCGAGTCGATGGACTTCTATACGCTACCTCCGTCCGTCGCAGAGGTCGTCACTACTCCTCCCGGCCTCGGAGGCATATACGCCTACAACCCGGTCAACGTAAACAAGAACACCCCGGCTAGGTTCGCCAAGATAGCTGAAGAGAGGGCGATGCACGTCGGAGACAGCGGAGTGCCCGCCATGATATTCGGAGTGCCTAAGTACGGAGAGAAGTACTCCGCGAGCGCGATAGACGCCGGCGGCATATCTCACTACGTCGCCACCGGTTCCCAGATCAAGGCGTTCATGAGCAACGTCAAGGGCTCCGCTAAGGTGACGACGGATCCGAGCAGTCTCGTCAAGACGGCCGACGGAATCATACCGGCCGGCGCAACCAACTGGGATGGCGTCATCCCGGCTCTTGCCCTTCAGACGTTCGCGGCACCCGGCGGCGAAGCTAAGATGAAGGCCCTGATCCCCACCGCCCAGAAGGCGGTCGAGGGAACCATATCTTCCGTCGTCGGATGGAAGTGGAAGGGAATGATGGAGGCCGCTAGGTCCATGGCCCGTAGCCCTGAGTCCGTCCGCGCGTCCGACATAACCATGATGCTCAAGTCTGCCGGAGCTGTCGGCGACAACATGACTGTCCTCGAACAGCTCATGCATGGCTACATCGATACCTATAGCTCCAACTCGGACGTCAGGGTCGCCGGCCTGCTACGCATCACCCAGTCTCTCGCCATCCATGAGAACCTGTTCAAGGCCGGCCTAGACGCGGACTCGTTCCCTGTGGACGGACCCGCCCACTCCTTGCTCAGGAGCATGGATGTCAGGCAGACCAAGCTCACCCCGTCGTCCAACAAGTACATGAGGATGATGAGGCAGTTCCTCAAGGATGGTAGCGTGGCCGACGTCAGCGGCGACTACAGGATCATGGAGCGCCAGATTCCGGGTCAGGTCTCTCAGGCCGGCACCACGGGCCTTAATGTCGGATATGGAGTCAAGTCGACCGACACAGTACAGCAGACCAAGCTGATGATGCTTACCGGCTCCAAGGCCATAGCACAGCTGGACAATGCCAGAAAGGACGAGCTACACAGGCTTGGCTTGATCGGAAAGATGGCCGATGGATTCGGCCGCGAGTTCGATTACTTCGAGATGTCTGACGCCAAGGCGGAGCTGAACCTTAGCAGGTTCGGCGGCACGCGCGACGGAATCATAACCTCTACGATGCCGGGCGGCGTTGCCGTCGTGGACAGGTATCTGGACATGGTGGCAAAGAGCATAGTGGATGGCACGCCTACCTTCGATATGTCGGCGCAGATGGCCATCGATAACCACATCCAGACGCTCAACATAAAGATGAGCGACATCCTGAGCCATCCGGAGCTGTATGCGTTCTATCCACAGCTTGCGAGCATGCCGGTCAAGATCAGGTTCACCGGAGACTCGATCGCCGCATACAATCCTGAAAAAGGAGGTAGCTTCAAGATAGATGCCAACTTCCTGCTTGAGGACAGGCTTTCCGAAAGGCTGGCTATCACCGGCAGGGACGAGCCTGCCAAGTGGAAGGACCAGCTCAGCAGGTACTTCTCGCCAGAGGCGCGCAACGAAAGGTTCAGGAGGGTCATCCTCCACGAGATACAGCACGCCATCGTTAATGCTGAAAACATGATACCGCTGGTGTATCCGTCCATGATCGACTCCGAGTTGGTCGTCGGAACCGCGGCAAACATAAAGGAGCCTAGGATGGCCGCGCACACGATCGCCGCCCTGTCTCCCAATCTTCCGGTGGTGCTTGGCGGATCTGATCTGGCACCGATAGGCGGCTCGACTCAGTCACTTATCACCCCGGGCGGCTATGGCGACAAGGCATTCTTCGAGGCGGTGGACAAGAAGCTGATAGCGAAGATGGACGCCATGTACGCAAGCTCGTTGAAGCTACTCAGCTTCAGCCAGCGCGGCATGGACTACGTCATCGACCCTCTCGATCCGACTGCGATCAAGTCCGCCCTGTCCAAGATAGTAGACGCCCCCATGTCCATAGACCTGATGCGAAGGGTCGTGCCCAATCAAAAGCTACTCATCAACAAGATGATGGCCAAGATAGGCGGAGCCTACGACATCATATCCGCCACGCTTAGCGAGGCGGACAGGGATAGCGCGATGCTAAGGATAGAAGCGATGTCCGAGTTGCTGTCCGCGCACGAAGCACAGCTTGATGCGTACGCCCAGCTGATCCCCAAGTACGACCCGGCGGCGGCCCTAAAAGCCTCCGACTCGATGTTCTGGAAGATAAACGACATAAACAACGACACGGCGAACTTCGTCGAGTACCTTCAAGGCATCACCGGTGTCGATTACGACAGGGAGTTCGGAGTCCTCAAGGCCGAGGTTACCGCAGGCATCAAGATATCTCAGGCCAAGATGCAGATGAACGCCGGGGCGGCCAGCATGACCCCGGAAAGCCTGAGCAAGCTGACGACCCTAGTGTATAGCGACCTATCTAACCTGCTATACTCCGGAGACCTTAACGAGTTCATGGCCAACACGACCATGGCTAGGTCTAGGATGGGCGAAGCCGAGCTGGCCAACGCCGCGTTCCCGCAACCCCAGCCTCTGCACCAGACCATGGTGGCTCTGGCTAGGTACATGGACGACAACTACAACACGCGCTTCTTCGGAAATGACGCTCCGAAGCTCATGATGATCGGCGGATCCGCCGGCTCTGAGCAGATGAACGTCAGTCCGTTCGGCAAGGCCTCTGAGAATCTGTTCCGTGGCGGCGTAAGGATGATGGCTAGGGCCACCCTGCTCAGCCACTATGTGTCCAGCGTCAACGAGGACATCGCCAAGTACGGCAAGCTGATGTTCACCTCGCGCGGATGGAAGATTGGCGAGGACGGCATGCCCGTCTACGTCCACGAGGTAGGAACCCTGACCGGAGCTCAGAGCGCCCTTGAGGGCTTTGGTGGCGCGGCTCGCAACCTTGCGTTCAACGTTGAAGGCGCCATCCGCAAGAAGACCGAGAACAAAGGCTACAGGGTGTTCGAGAATGTCGGCGAAACGTTCGGCAACTTCACCGGAAGCGAGCGTCAGGCTAACACTAACCTGAAGCCGATAGCGGACCTGATACAGGAGAATGACTTCATGCCCTCCACGGAGGCAGTTCACTCCGGGCCCGGCGGAACCATTCCGTTCCTCGGAGGACTGACCTCCGACGGAAAGTCTGTGACCATCCAAGACGTGGCCAAGGCCATGGGCGCGGTCGTGGTCGTCGAAGACACCATAGGATACAGGAGCGAGGTAATGAACGCCCTGTATAATAGCTCTCGCAGGGGAATCCCTGACGTCATCTCCGCGGAAAAGCTCGTCGACACCTTCAAGGCCGCCGGCGTGCCTGATTCCGACATAGCATCGGCGAGGCTGACGGAGATCCAGAACAAGTTCCGCGGATCCGATCTGTCCGTCGGCGAGCTGATAGACCTCGTCGCAGTACTTCACGAGGTGCCCATCATAACCAGCTACAAGGGCGGAGACTCAATCAAGTCTGTCCTCGTCAGGATGCTTGGAGGAAGCGACGTGTCCTCCGAGATGAGGAAGCTGTACGACTACGCGACGAAGGAGAACGGAGCTTACGCTGAGGTCATGCGTTCCTACATCAACTGGGTCGTAGGAAAGCAGACTGGCAGGAATCCCCTTACCAGCATCTTCAAGGCTAGGATAGACACCGCCGGCGAAGGAGCTTCTGCCGGAAGGTTCTTCCTGATGGATGCGGTGAAGAACTCGATCCTGTTCGACTGGAACTCCTCGGACAATATCGCCCGCATGATTGGCAAGGAGAACGGGCAGAAGGTGGTTGATCGAATCGTAGCACGCCTGATTGCCAAGTACCCGGACGCCAACCCGTCCCATTCAACCGGCTTGGAGAACCTCCTGCTTAAGGAGGATACGTTGATGTCCATCGGCACCGACGTGTCCGGATGGGAGGCGAAAGAAAGGGCCAAGGTAGAATACCTGCTCAGGTTTACCACGAGGCTCGAGAAGCTTCTCATGCACCTGACGCCCATGGCCGACAAGCTGGCGGCCAAGCTGGAGAGGTCCATCAAGACCGGAGACATGCTGATGGATAACAGCGAGCGATCCGACAAGATGATGAAGCTCGTCGAGGAGTTCTACAGCTCCGCGCTGGAGGAAGGACTCGCAGATGTGCTGTCCACCTCGGCGCTGGCTTCGGGTCCGGACGGAGCGTTCCAGACCACTAGGGAGATTTACAGAAAGCTGGAAGGCAACAGGTCGTACACCAGCAACCAGCCCCACGAGAGCGTGCTCAAGAGGGGCTATGGATACGCCGGAGACTCCTTGGCCGCAGGCCACATGGTCTTCCATGGACTGATCGGCGGAGCCAACCATGCGTTCAAGGAAAGCGCCTACATAGGCGGCATGATGTCCGGCATGGTCGGAACCATGCTGTTCCCGGAAGGAAAGGATGCCTACGACTCGGTCTCTGCCAAGCTACTGGCTAGGGCCTACCCCGGCATGGACTTCTCTCCGGGCTCCGACGTTCCTGCGTCCGTGGAGATCAGGAGGGACGGAACCACTAGGTCTGTCCTGCGTGGCATCGGAAGGCATACCACGGGCGAGCCCAAGGAAGAGGTGTCGCTGGCGTCTGCATTGTCCAACATCGAGGGCAAGAACGCCCTCAGGGCCATCACGAACCAGACCGATCAGCCAGCCTACTTGCTCAACGCCGTCGCCGCACAGCGCGTGCTGATGGTAAAAGCCAAGGCCCTGCTCGACTACATAGCCAAGTTCGAAGGAGAGCCCGGCATCGAATACAAGATGAGGCTCATCAAGGGATCCTCGTCGATAAATGCCAGCGACCTAGAGACCGCCTTCAGCTCTCCCGAGCTGTTGGGCATACTGCAAGGCGCCGACATCGGCCCCCAGCTGGTAAAGGCAAAAGGCCTCCTGTCCATAGCTGAGAGCGTCAATCAGGGGGCCCACAACATCGGAGCCGGCGGCATCGTCGCTCTGGATCAGGGCTTCTGGGAGATGCCCATAGCCATAGACAGGGATTATGCCGGCGGATACAAGCCGCTGGCACAGGCCGCGATGGTTCGAGCCTACACTAGGGGCGGCGCGAAGAAGAACTTCGTAGTATCTTCCGTCGTGGAAGCCCTAGGCTCCGCGCTGTCGAGCCAAGAGGCCTTGGTGATCAACAACCTGATCGGCAAGGACACCAGCAGGGAGGGCAAGATAGCCGCCTCCGAGCCGGTGCGCGTCATGGCTAGGACCATAGCCATCGGAGCAAACCTTCTGTCCGAGACGGACATGTATGACTCCCCTGTGTTCTTGGACTACGCGTCTCCCAGCTTTGAGACGGCCATGGAAAAGAGGAGGATGCCCAAGATCTCCCGGGCTCTTGCTCGCGCCGCGAAAAGCCTAGAGGGCGAGTACGACGATCTGGCAGACAACTCCTACTACATAGCTAGGAACAACTACAGCGGCGGAGGCCTGCACTACGTCCTGTCCAAGGGCTTCGTCAACGACGGCTTCCTTCGACGCGTAGCTCTGTCGATGGATGGAACCACCCTGCTTGCCGCCGCGTCTCAGATACTGAGCACGGCAACCGAGTACGACAACAACAAGGCGCTCGGATCAAAGCTGAGGAGGTTCGTGCAGAAGGACTGGATGCCGTTCCGATGGGACATCGGATCTGACATAGAGTATGCGGCCTTCTCGGATCAGATGAAGAGGGATGCCGTCACACTTAGCGCCTCCGTTGCCGCGTCGCTTGGCGCCATGGCCATACCGAGCATGAGGTACCCTCTGCTTGGCGACCACAGGCTCAGCTCGTCCACGTCTCCGGGTGCGTTCAAGGACCTCATGGAGATGGCCAAACAGCCAGACGGAAACTTCCCCGACGAAGCCGCGAGGGATAGGGTGGAATCCATGATTCACGGAGCCATGAACGGCATGCCGAATGGCATGAGCATGGATGCCATGAAGCAACTGTCCGTCCTCACCGGCCTGACGTTCCTTCAGCGACAGCTGTTCGACAAGCTTGGCACTCAGTTTAGCGCCAAGGAAAAGCTGGCCATCGAAGCGGCCGTGCACCACGCCGCCTCCATGATGGACGTCGTCGAAAGCTACGACATCGACCCGATCATCGTGAGCCGCAAGCTCGCTCCGGGAGCAGACCCGACCATTCCTTGGAACTGGGGCAAGATATCCTCTGGCGTAAACTCCGCCTCGTACGTCGCCAACAAGAACAAGCTTCAGTACGACCTGTTCCGCCGCGCTGTCAGGTCTCAGATGGACATGTTCTCCATGTCTCAGTATCCGGCTAGGATAACCGGAATGCTGAAGGACTTGGCTCAGGTTCCCGGTTACAAGCGCACGTTCAAGAGGAACTCCATGAACGGATCTTACTCTAGGTCCGAGGGCAATGTCAGGCTTGTCTCTGGCATAAGGGGAGACTCTCCCCATGGCGTTTCTAGGGGTGGAGACTCCGGGTCTCCGACCATGAAGCTCAACCCAGAGATGCTGGAAGGCGTGAGCGAGGACGAGTCTTACACCCACCTCAACACCTACGCAGGCAAGGGAGTGTATTCGTCTGAGCTGGATGGCTACCTTCCTGTTGGCGAAGGCGTCTCATTTTCCGGCATCTACGCGATGCCCTCCGAGTACGAGGGCGGCGTGGTAGGAGCCCTGTTCAACATGGCCGACCCTATCGACCTCATCGACATGGATCCGCCGGAACAGCCGGGCATCGTTCAAGTCGACGTCGGCGCCGCAGGTAAAAGCGCCCTCAGCGAGTCCGTCATCAGGGCTTTCGTGTCTGATACCATCATATCTCAGGCGCAACGCGCTGGAGCCGAGACCATCGAGGTAGCTCCTGCCGGCGTACAGCTGTCCTACGGCGGCGCTGGCACGGCGGAGTTCTCCGGCAAGCTGTCGCACGAGACCATGGATGTAGCTACGGCTCAGGTCCACGGACGAGGCATGAGGACCATCAGCAAGACCTCGTACCAGAACATACACTCTGGACGCTCCAAGAAGCCCTTGCTGATCCACGGAGACGGCGGCCTGATGGGCTTCAGCGGAATCACCACCGGCAAGGATGATCGCGGCGGAACCGGATACCTTGGAGACCCGCACAGGGCAGGCGAGTTCGCCACCAAGAAGGGCTACGCTTGGAAGCGACTCCCGGACGGCAGGATAATGATAAACATCACGGGCGACCATCTTGGATACAAGGTGGACGACATGATGAAGAGGCCCGGCAGGGTCGGCTATGGATTCAGCTTGGCCGAGGGCGTCGGATACGATCCGAACACCGGCCTTGTTATCCCGTCCAACCTATACTCCCAGATAGTCACGGCCGATTACCTAGAAGCGTTCGGCCATCCCATGGCCGCGGCGTTCACTCAAAAGGACCCTGCCATGATGCAGGCCTACATCGATGCGGCCATCAGGGACAAGAGGGGCTACCACCATACGCGCGGAAAGATTCCGGAAAGCATGCAGATACTGGAAAAGCTCAGCACGAGCATCTCCGGAAGGATGGGAACGGACGTGTTCAAGGAGTTCATATCTGACAGGAACATTGCACTTGAGCGAAGGGCGTCTCACGCCGCTTCCATCAATGAGGTCATGGCTCCCAGCTCGTACACGACCCTGATACTCCCGGCCGGAATGAAGACCGAGGATCTGGCGGCCGTGCTCATGAGCATACATGCCGACCCTCTCGTCGGCGCGGCCATAATAGACGGATCCAAGCGAGACCGCGGCCAAAGGGCCGTGTTCGAGTTCCAGCTCGGGGATCACTTCTCGGGCGACAGGAACCAGCGCGGAACCTACAGGGGCGCCTACACGGGCAAGACAGTCATACCGCATGCGAGCACGGGGCCCTACTCCCGCGGAGCTCTTGTCGGCTTGAAAGACAGCGTCAACGTAGCCGTCTCTCAGGACGGACATCTATGGAGCGACGTCTATGCCGCGGCCAGCAGGATGCTGTCTCAGGACGGAGGCTACTTCCTGCCGGACACCGAAAGAACCCTCTCCATGAACGGAGACACCGGCCTAGCCATAACCAAGCTGTTCCCCGGAAGGCCCGATCTTCTGGCCAACGCTTGGGATACCAAGGCTGGCCATGGCATAAAAGTCTGGAAGCGATCCGGCCCCAAGAACGATCCGAACTTCAGGGCGTACGTCGTCGAGCTCAACCAGCCGTCGGCCATCGCTCCGGAAGGCGGTCTCGTGATCGGCAAGAAGGCGGTTGCCTTCAAGACCGAAGCCGAAGCCATAGCCTACTCCAACAAGGTGGCCACCCACGCCACCTCCGCGTCCACCATCCGCGCGCTCGCCGGCAACGACTTCCGTATCGTCGACAGGCCCAAGGAAGGCGGATCTGATAAGTTCGCTCCTGACGCATCCGTCAGCGAGATCCAGCGCGTCACGCCCCAGACCGGCCGCGCGTTCCAAGAAGCCCTCGAGGGCACCGGCCTGTATAGGGTTGGTGACCTTGATGAGGCCATGTCCATCGCCGACGCTAGGAAGCTCGGCAAGGCCCTTGGTCGCAACGCGCACATAGAGTTCGACACTCCCCCTGTTCAGCTTCGCCAGATCACCGGCAAGACGATGGGAGAGCTCGAGTCCGTGGTCAGGCAGAAGCTCAACTTCGGCCTTCCTCAGGGAGCCATGAACTTCGCGTCCAAGGCGATGAACGCCATCATGCGTGGCCTTCCCCCCAACAACCGCGACTTCACGCACCTCACCGGATCCGACTGGATGAACCTGCTGAAGAAGAACGGCGTCAGCAAGGACGAGATAAGGCAGACCGGCCTAGGCCACCTGTTGCTCAACTCCGCCGCCGTGAAGCTAAGCAGGCAGGATCTGGCTGAGTTCCTAGCCGGAACGTATCCCTCGCTCACCAAGTCCCAGCCGGCCTTCTATGGCATGCACGCCGCTCAACAGCTGGCGGCCATGGGAGCTCCTGAGACCGAATCCGTACGAGGAATGAGGGGCACCTTCGTGCCTCCGTACATACATGACGCTAGGTTGCAGAGCCGCGCCAATCAGTTCCACGCCCTGAACGCCATATTCGAGATGAGGGACAAGCTGGACCTTAGGGTCAGTACCTCCACGTCCGATTCCTTCAAGGCCAAGGCGGCTACGCTACAGGCCGTCATGGAGTCGAAGCTTGTTGATTTCGCCAAGGTCATCGGAGTCCCCGAAGAGCTTCTTGCCGAAACCAAGGAGCTGAAGTCAGTCCTGTATCAGGCGCTTACTGACGCCACCAACGAGCAAAAGCCCTTCGCCACCTATGACATGCGTGGCCTCGAGATGTCTAGGTTCGACATCAACGACAAGATAAAGGCGCTCGCCAGCGATGCCGCCGATGGCGCCCTGTTCTCCGAGCTAGGAGACATAGGCCCTTATGTCAGGACCCTCATGGGAAGCGACCTGCCCAAGCAGGCTACCACCCATACTGTCAAGATGCACGAGGCGGCCGTCAGCGACAGCCTCAAGACGGACTACGGATACGGATCCGGCCTCAGCGACGTGATGGGTCAAGTCATGCACTCGTATGGATCGTTCCCGTACACCTCCTACATATCCGGCGTATACGAGAACCACCACCAGTCCATAGTCAGGTACGGCGACAAGAAGGAAGTGGCGTCGATGAAGGCCTACATCAAGGAGATCAACGACGAGCTCACTCGCAGGAGAAGGGATCACGCCGCCGCGCCGTCCGACGCAAACAGCCAAAGGATAGCCGCGCTTGAGTCCATGAAGCAGACCGCCGAAAGGGTTCTGTATGTTCGATCCGCGCTGGCCGTTCAGCTGTCCAAGGAAAGCAGCCGAAGGCACGGCACCCACTTCGACCATGGCATGCCTCCGGGTACCGGCATGTCCGGAGCTGGCGGAGCTTACGAGCTTGGCCACTCTAGGACTGGTTGGGGCATGATGACCTCGGCCCTAGGCCTAGACGGATTCGCAACGATCATGGGCGTGGATAAGAACGGCGAGCTTCCGCTTGGTTTCAGGCGCGAGCCAATAGCCCTCCTCGAAGAAGTTCAGTCTGACGTATTCCAGCACGTCGACTTCTTCGGAGCCTACCAAGACGACAAGCTTTTCCTTCCGATCGACGCGAAGGAAATCGAATCCATGGGCAGGTCTTCCGAGCTGGCCGCCCTCGTCGCAGACCATGCCAAGCTCTTGGCCTTGTCCGACAAGGCTGAAGAAGGAGCCATCGCTCAGCTGAAGAACATCATAGGCAGGGCCGGCCGCGGCATGCCGAGCACCGGAACTAGGACCTTCGATAGGCTTTCCGCCAAGCTGTTCCTAGATCAGACGGACCTGTTCCAGAAGTCCATGATGCACGAGGCCATGCCTGCGTTGCTGAAGAACACCGGACGCAAGGTGAAGGTCTCCGACAACATCAAGGCCTCCATAGCTAGGATGACGAACGGCATGGTATCTCCCTCTGAGATATTCGTGTTCGAGTTCGACCACGAGCTGATAGACCTCGTCCGTAGCTTCGGAGAAATCAGCAGGACCTCCGTCGACGCAAATGTGTTCGAGTTCATCCAGCAAAGGGCTCTCGAAAACGTCCGCGGCGCGAAGCACGCCGACCCGTCCGTGCCTACTCATCCTAGGGCGGCCGAGATGAAAGCCAAGATGATCAGGGACCTTGAAGCCGGCAACCTGACCAGCGTGATCAGGGAACAGCTCAAGATATCCGAGTCCATAATCCACCGGGGCGTCGAGGCTCTCAGGTCTCAAGGTTATGACGCCCTGCGTAACGAGGTCAGGTCGATGGACACGATGGGCATACGCGGATCGACGTACAACTTCGTCAAGGCTCTGGACAAGCTGGGTAGCAACTCGTCTGAGATCGGCAACATCGTCGCATCCCACGTCGCGCGAGCCATGGTAAAGGACGAACAGCTGGCCATGCAGATGGCGGCTTACATCGATGGAACCGGAGCCGTAGACTACGAGGGCCTAGTGGACAGGACCATCGAGAGGATCCGCAAGGACTACGGAGACAGCAAGTCGTACATAGGTAAGGCCGTGTTGGTCATTCTGGACGAGATGAAGCGCATGCCGTCCGAGGCTAGGCCGCACTCCACGGCAAACACGGGCTTCGCCAATGTGAAGACCGCCTCGAACAATCCGTACGCGGACAGGTTCCACAACGCCGCCATAGCCATAGACAGGACCCTGAGCGACGCCGAGATATCGGACATCGCGTCCAACCTTCCTCCTATCAAGGACGCGAACGGCGACGTGGTGTACGCAAGGGTCGACGGCAAGGGCTTCGTGATAGGCAACTCCGGCAACACGTTCCGCACGTTCAAGGATCAGATGGACTTCGTCACCTTCATCCGTGACGCGAGGAAGTCTGGAGCCACGAGCGACGACATCACCATCATGGTGGCGCCCTATCATAGGCACGCCGGTACTGCCGCAGGAGACTTCGCCAAGAACGTCGTCGAGGTGTTCTCGGCCATGTCCGGAGGCCCCAAGTTCCTACAGATGGCCGAAGCCAAGCAGGTAGAAATAGCCGGCCTGCGCAAGGAAGTGAAGGAGACCTTCTCTCCGAGCGACTCCGGATCCGTAAAGACCCCGAAGGGTGACAAGACCATATACCCTGAAGCCATACCCTTCGTCAGGGATGGATTCTACAAGAGCACCCAGCTCATGCTCAATGTGCTGGACTCCATGAACCACGGCATGCACGGCGTCGGAATACTTGACGCCACCTATCAGCTACAGCGTGGCGGAGGTTTGGCCGAGCCGCAGGGCTGGCTCAAGATCGGCGGCGGCAAGGGATGGATACTGTCCATTGAAGAGCTGTTCGACGACGTCAGGGACGGAACTAAGTTCGTCAGCGGCGGCCTTCTGGCCTACGAGAAGAAGACCGGCAATCCTGCCAACGGACCGGACGGACCTCATGGCGGCTTCCTACATAGGCTTGCCACCATGAACATAGAGTCCGAGCTAGGAACTAGCGCCGACTCGATAAGGTTCAGCCACAACGGAATCGAAAGGAACCTGCATGGACACCTTCAGCTTGCCTTGCGCCAGCTGAACCTGACGGCTCAAAACTACTTCCCGACCGAGTGGACGGCCAAGTTTGAGAAGCTCATCAACGATATGAACGACCCGTTCAGATCCGTCATGGGCAGGCCGCATCAGTACGAAGGCAACAAGAGCATAGCCATTCCTCAGCGTAGCTCTGGCCCGGACAGGATCGCCTTGAAGATAGGCGAGCAGGGAGGACTGTTCGCTGTCGCAGGACCTTCCGGCGAGTCTGCCGGCTGGGGCTACATCACGAACTACGGACTTCCGTCCTATGCCTTGGAGCTCATCGCTCCGGGTAGCACGGCTGACTGGAGGGCCAACTACTCCCTAGACCTGTTTGAAAGGCCGCAGATCAACACCGACGGAAGCTGGCTCGTCCTCACCGACAAGTCCGGCCGCACGATAGACAAGATCGATCAGTCTCAGGCCACGCCGAGACAGCTCGAAGCTTTCCGCGAGCGGTTCCTCCAGCTGTCGCAGTACAAGGGAAGGAACTGGATGGTTGGCACCTTCCTCAAGGAGTTCGGCCCGGCCGGCGGCTACGTCGACTTCGGCGTCGTCGGACCCACGTCCACGTTCCTTGATCCTAGGTTCTCCGCCACTCCGTTCGGCAACAACGGCATCAAGTCTCCCTTCATCAACATCCAGCCCGACGACGTGCTGGCTCGCATCAGGGCCAAGTACATCGACAAGGGTCTGTTGCCTGTCCATGTGGGAGAAAAGTCCCCCGGATCGTCGCTACCCGGAATGAGGAACGAGGGATGGAACTCCGGCGACATGCCGGCCATAGCCGAAGAAGCCATGAAGCAGAGGGGCATGATAAGCCCTGAAGCTCAGACTAGGACCGGATGGTCGGAAGTCGCGTCCACCTTCAAGATTGCCGGCAACTCCACCGAAGAGAGCGTCGAGATCAATCCTCAGGGCGCCATGAGCACGCCGATGCTGTACGGAGCCAAGGCCAACGCCAGAGATGGCGGCGGCCCGTTCTTCCACGCCGGACTCAATGACCTGAACCACATTCAGGGACTCGTAGCCATGTACTTCCCGAGAGCGGCCCTCGATCCTGCGGCCAGCGCGGCTTACATCATGAGGATGACCAATCCTCTCACCACGACGCTCGTGCACACCCCGCTGACTAGGACCAAGGAGCAGGACATACAGTTCCGCCGAAGGGTCATGGAAGGCATCCCGCTGATGCAGATCACCGGCGCCAATGTCGCCGGAGGCGAGTCAATCAGCGCCAACGGGGTCAAGAGGCTGGCTTACTTGATGAAACAGCGTGAAATGCTCCCCAAGATCAAACAGCAAGATGAGACCCCCTGATGCCGACATATCGAGCATGGCCAAGGACTCGCTGATCTCAGCGACACTTGGCGGCGCGGCGATGGTGGCGCGCATGCTCCTCAGCGACGAGCCGTTGTCGTTGGGATGGATAATACGACGCGGATCCGCGGCGATGATAACCGCATCCATCGTGGGCCTAGTCGCTCAGGATTATATCCAGAGCAAGGGCGCGCTGTACGCTTCCATTGGAGCGGCCGGAGCTGTCGCACCAGAGATCATGGAGTACCTCATCAAGTATGTCCGCGCCAGAGGCGACAAAGAGATATCTCATGCGACACGAAAACAAACCAACCGCAAACGACGCAAGTAACCTGCTGTGGGCAACCTCGCTGATACTATCCATGGCCGCATCTTGTGCGGTCTATACAAGCTTTGTCGTTCAGTCGGTCTTGACCTCTCTGCGGTCAAGGGACGCGATGGTCGTCCTCCTGACTCCGGACGGGATCGCAAGCGACGACAAGAAGCTCGAGCAAAACCTAAACGCCGCGCAAAGAGCACTCGAGGTAAGCGCTGACGTCTCCTTGGCCCTGACGATAGCCTGCATCATAGTGGCCTGCGGGCTTATGATAAGGGTCTGGAAAAACTGGATGAAGTACTCCTCCATGCTTTGTCTTTTCGCCCTGATCGGGTGCGCTAGCAAGCCCGATAAGCTACCCGACGCTCAGCCGGCCCCAAAGGGCGTTGAGCTCGACAAGGTGGGCAAGGATCTGGATGTCATCGACTCTCGGGTCGCCGCGGCCGTAAGTGTGGCTCGGGAGGCTAACACGGCGGGCAAGCCGGCCGTCGTCGAGTCCGAGCTGTCGGTGGCGTCCTCCTATCTTCCCAAGGCATCAGAAGGAGATCTGGCGTTCGCTCGCCAGCGATCTGAAAAGGCGACGCCGGCCGAGTACGAAGCTCAGCGCAAGAAGGCCGCAGAGAAACAGAAGGCCCTTGAAGCTGAGTGGTCTAACCTTGAGAAGCAGGTCGCCGCGAACAAGGCGGCCCTCGCCGCGCGCGACGCCCGGATAGCCGAGCTCGTGGCCGAGCTGGATCGGGTAAAGAAGGAGGCATCTGCCAACCTGTGGAGTATGGCTGGCGTGGCCGTGGCGGTAGCTGGCGCGCTCGCTACGGCGTTTTTCAGCCCAAAGGCTGGCATCCCCCTCATTATGTGCGGAGCCGCCCTAGGAGCCTTCCCGTTCGTGGTGGACTCCGAGTTCTTCCCTTGGCTGGCCGGCGGCTCCATGGCCTGCCTGTGCCTGCTCGGGCTTTGGTACGCTTATGACTGGGTTAGGGACAGGACCAAGGCCAGCCCGCCCATTGACACGGACCGACCCCACAAACAGGATTAACCCGTTGGTTGTAGATCGCGTGTGAGGTGCCTGCCGAAGGCTTAAAGCTGGATTACTCCAGCGCCTCAACGAAGTCTCGCGGGGAGTCGAACCCCGACAAGGAGAACCAAAATCTCCTGTGCTACCATTACACCACGAGACCGACGAGTGCCCGGAGAGGGATTCGAACCCTCACGCCTTGCGGCGCCAGAACCTAAATCTGGTGTGTCTGCCGTTCCACCATCCGGGCAAGGTTCAGTTGCTGAAGGCCTTGAGGAGGGCGTGGATCGCCTTCTTCGCCTTGAGCTTCGCCTTGCGGTCAGGGCCGCTGACGACCTTCGCCGGCTTGGGAGCCTGCGGAGCGGCGGCTCCGTAGACAGCCGGGTCGAGGCCGAGGGTGCGGGAGAAGCGGATCGCTCCGATCTCGCGCATCACGCCGCGACGGATGAGGTCGGAGACGTTGATCTTTTCCTCACGGCAGGTGAGGATGATCTCCTTGTAGAGCGAGGCCGGGACAGCGGCGGAGAGGACGCCGTGCACGGACTTGCCATAGCCCATGCCGAGGTTCGTCTTCTTGCCGTTGAGCTTGGTCTTGCCCGTGGCGCAGATGCGCTTGGTGGCGCGAGCCTTGCCGGTTCCGCGGATGGCGAAACCTTCGTTGTTGTTGTTGGTGTTGTGGATCATGTGTGGATGATGTGTGGTTGGGTGGAAAGGAAATGGCCCCGCTAGGAATCGAACCTAGATTAAGCGTTTAGGAAACGCCTGTCCTATCCGTTGAACGACGAGGCCAGATGGTTTAGTAGGGGACGTCGTCGCCGATCTCAGGCGACGTGGAGCCCGGGCCGGACTTGGCCTTCTTGTACTCGTCGAGGGCGGCACGGAGGTTGAGATCCGCGTCAGAGATGCCCTTGTCGCCGTACGGCTGGGGGAACCACTTGTCGGCGTACCAGTCGAGGCTGTTAGCCGGGAGCTGGCCAAGGGTCTGGCCCTTGTTCTTGCCGAAGTGGAGAGCGACGTTGCGCCACTCGCCCTGCACCGCGCTGGGAGCCTGCTTGGGCTTGGCCGGAGCGTCGTAGGACGGCTTGGCCGGAGCACCATAGGTCTGGGCGGGCTGGATCACGGCGGCCTGACCATCGTCATCCTCGGCGGCCGTGAACGTGATGGCGCTCAGGGCGTACCGGCGAAGGTAGCTATAGATGGAGCCGGCCTTCTGCGCGTCGATCTTCTCCGGGTCGGTGGGGATCTGCGCGCTGAACTCGAGCTGATCGCCGCTGACGTGCAACAGGATCGTGCGGATGCCGATGTGGCTACCGATCGAGTCCGGGTGCTGGATGATGGTCCAGCCGTGCTTGGCGAACGTTCCCTTGATCGCATCAATGTGCGAGCCGAGGGTGGCGTACTTGTTGCGGTAGTGCGGGTTGAGGGCGTCGAACTTCGGCGCCGCGACTTCGCTGATAGCCTTGACCAGAGCCGCGGAAGCGACGGCGCTGAGCTTGTTGTTGGTATTATCCATGGGTGGAATTAGTTGGTTTTGGTGAACTTGGAGAGGAAGTTGCGGATGATGGCCGTGGTGAGCGCGCTGGTCGTGCGGTACTCGCTGGATTTGGAGACCTTGATCAGCGTCTTAACTTCGGCCGGAGTGAGTCGGACAGTAAGGAAGTGGCGCTTAGGAAGCATCGTCGGCGGCGTTGTCGGCCTTCTCCCAGTCAGCGATAAGCTGAGCACCGGAGTTGTCGATAGTATTGAAGCGGATGGCGTCGCGCATCTGGCGTCCGATCAGGCGGAGCTCGGCGAGCTTTACGACAAGCTTGTCCATGTCCTCGATGATCTTCTGCTGTTCGGCGACGACCTTGCTGACTCGTTCGTTGAGGAGGTGGTAGCTCTCCTGAGCGTTGGCGAGCTCAGCGCGGGTGGCCATGAGCTGGTTGTTGGTGTGGAGCGCGTTGAGCGCGTTATTGATGATGTCGTCCATGTGGAAAGGGTGCCCCCTTTCGGGGGCCGGTTGGTTAGGCCTTCTTGGCGTTGATGATCGCTTCAAGGGCGGCGACGCGCTGGTGGAGATCCTCGACCGCGGCCACAGTTGCGTTGTGGATGCGGATCATCTCGGGCATGTCCTCCTCGGGGTTGACCTCGGAGTGGCGCTTGCCGAGCACCGCGATGAACGGGTCGTGAGCTTCCTTGATGATGTTGTGGATCTCCTCGCGGGAGAGCACTTTGGTGGGTTTGATGTACATGACGTGTGGTTGTTTGTTGGTTTGGTTTTCCGGTGGGAAATTAGTTGGCGCGGGCGGCGAGACGGGCGGCGATCAAGGCGTCGAGCACTTCGCCGTCGGACATGTAGGCGTCGGCCTTACAGGTGAGGCCAGCAAGATCAGCGATCTTGGCCCAGTCGAGCTCGATGGTGACACGGACAGTCTTCTGGGATCCGTAGCCCTGAGTGCAACCGATGGCCTTAACCGCAGGAAGGTCGCCGGCAAGGCTCTGGAGCTTGGCCCTGTGGGCCTTGAGTGCGGCCTTCTGGACGTCGCGGGCGTCGCGCTCCATCTCGACGGCCGTGTCGGTCATGGTGGTGGCCTTAATGTAGTCGTAGACGCAGGCATTGACCTTGTCGTTGATGATCTTGACGAGGCGCTTGGCGGTGCTGTCCGGGTTGATGTCGCGGCTAGCACGGCGGAAGCTACCGACCTCACCCTTGGAGACGACAGTCGTGAACTGCTTGCCCTTGGCTTCGTTCGGGCTCACGTCCCAGATCATGTAGGACACATGGGAGACAGGGCCGTCCTTGCGGTTCTTGTCGGCCGTGATGGACATGACGACGTTGCCGACATGATCAAAGCGGGCGAAGGGGTTGTCGGTTTCAGGGAGATCCATCCAGCTGAACTCGTCGCTCTCGAGGGCGCAAAGCTTCTGGAGCTTAGCGACGTTAGCGCGAGCTTCGGCCACCTTGGAGGTGAGCTCGCAGAGGCTCTTGCTGTTGCTCTCGGAGAAGATCACGCGGATCTCGGTGCGCTCGTAGGAGCCGTAGCCGGTGTCGCCGGTCTTGGTCTCGGTCACGGCCTTGTAGCCGGCCTTGGCGAGAGCGGCGAGGGCCGCGTTGAGGATCTGAGTGGCGCTATCGGCGCTCACATTGCTGTAGGTGATGTTAGACATGCGTGTGATTGGGTGAGGAGATCACTATCCCTAGGTGTGCACCCCTGTGCAACACCAATTTAACATTATTTCGTAAGTCGCTGATACTGAACGTGATATTTCAGCATCTTTTTCTGGAAATTGAGGGGTGTGCACCAGATCCGACCCCCCATTTTGGCATATCCGGCCACCCCAAAGCGGTATCCGGCATAGACGTCGGCGAACGTGAGATCCCGGCCAAGCTTAAGCTTAAGGCGTTCGTATGTAAGATCCAGATACAGCTTACATGCGGTCGTCGCGTAGTATCGACTATGTGCATACGTCCACGGAAGAGAGCTCACCTCATACCACGCGTCGTGAGTTATTCCATACGCACCGCGCGCGATCACAACGCCTCGGCTCTTATGCTCGTATGCGTCCGGCTGGCTGACGATGCCGGTCTCGAGCTCACGCACCCATGCGAGCTGATCGCCCTTGGCCACGATGCCAAGCATGAGAAGCAACCACCTCATTTTGCAGGCCTCCATTTGTTGCGCTCCATGATCTTAGCCCATCGCTCTTTATTCCATTTCTGGAAGGAGGCTATGACCTTCCTTTCATGGGGCGTCAGCTCTTTGAGCCCGGGCTTCATAATTTCTGGACGGCGCTTCTTCATATCATCTCGGGCGTCTCGACGCCGGGCGCGACGGCCACGCTCGCAAACAGATCCTTGTCCTTAAGACGTGCGACGAAGGCCGCGCCGATCTCCTTGTCCGGGAACCTATCATGCAACGACTGGCCGGTGTGATTGGTCGTGATGATAGTAGGCTTGCACGACTGCGTGCGCTGGTCGATGAGGGCAAAGAGCACGGAGGCCATGCGCTCCGTCATCTTCTCCTTGCCCAGATCGTCGAGCCCAAGCACGTCGCATTCGACGAGCTCCTTCATCGTGCGGTCCCACCTGTCCTTGCCCCACGCGCTCACCAGCTCGGCCTCAAGCTCGAACATGGTAAGCACCCGGACATAACGCTTCATGCCCTTGAGCCTGTTGCGGACGTACCAAAGGCAACGCGTCTTGCCCTTGCGCGTGGCCCCATGGATCAGGAGCGAGCGCTTGGTCTTGGATGGATCCCAATGCAGGGCGACGTTGCGAAGCACCTCGGGCAACCTGTCGGGATCCGTGTCCTTGAAGAGCTCCGGGCATCCATCCGTGTTGCTAGGGCTAGGCTTGATGCCCTCCTCCTTCGCGCGGATAGCCTCGGCCGCGAGCACGCAGGCGTCAGCCTTGCAGTACTCGGCCGGAGCCAACTTGATCACGTTGCCGGCGATCTCGAGGAACTTGGGCTCAATCATGGCCCCACAGTTCACGCACGGCTTACCTTCGTGGTTCATTGTACATCTCCCTAATGGTCTTCTCGCTGAAGGCCTTGAGCCTGCCATTGAGGCAGAGGTTGAAGTACCGGACTTTGCCCTTCACCCGGGCCTTGAGAGGCCGGACGACAGAGCCGTCAGGAAGCATGTAGTACTTGGTGTTGTTGATCTGTTTCATGATCAGAAACCTTTCGCGTGGTCGTTGTCAGACTGGGCCGGCTTGCTAATGCGCACATAGCCGTGCTGGCCCGCCGGTGCCTTCACATGGATCGACTGCCACTCGTTGCGGCCCGACACCTCAAGAGCGTCGATGGCCGCCTTAGGATCGAAGCCAGACAGGTATTTGGCCTGCTTCACCTGCCATGCAAGGCTGGTGGTCCACTTGCGCTGACGCCTGAGGGCGACGTAGTCAGACCAAGCGTTCCAGAGATCCTTAGACCAAGCCTTGATGATGGTCTGAAACTCCTCCGCCTGTATCTTATTCTTATCGTTTATATCATTAGTATCTATTGGGTGAAGTTTCTTTCGCCCCTCCCCTGAAACTTTTTTCACCCCCCCGGTGAAGTTTTCTTCACCCCCATCGAGCGCGAGGGTGACGATGTCCCAGAGGACGCCGTTCGGGTCACGCTTGATGTGGCCGGCAAGCTCAAGCTCGCCGATCAGGAGCTGAACGTTCCGATCAGAGCAGTTCAGGTACGCGGCAAGCGTGGCGCGCGACGCGTAGCACCCCTTCTCGTTGGAGAGGATGTGCACGATGGACCACAGGAACTTGGCGTTGGTGCTGATGTTGGGGTCGCTGAATATCTTGGCCGGTATCCAGACGCCCTTGAATGGAAGGTCGCTCATTTGGCTTCGTACTTGTCGATGCAAGGCGGCACGAGGCCAACCTCTGATCTAGGTTTCATCAGGTTGGTCACGACCTCGATGGCCGTAAGCCACTTGTCCTCGAAGTCCTTTGCCTCGATGGCGTAGTAGTTCACCTGCTGTTTCAGCCGCTCGACCTCGGCCTTGAGGCGGGCGTAGTCGTTGTCTGGGTTGATTTCCTCGTAGGTGGTCTTGCCTTCAAGTTCCTTGAGTTTGAGTTGAGCCGCAGGGGAGTGCATCACGGCCTTGGTCAGCCGCTCGACCTGTTCGCACAGGAAAGCCGACCTTGCCATTTCCTTTTCGTGCATCTGGTCAAGGCACTCGTTGCCCTCTTTAAGCCGCTCGACCTCGGCCTTGAGCTGGGCGTAGTCCTCATGAGGCACCCAGTTGCCATCCGGGTCGCGCAACATCTGTGCGATGCCGCCGGCCGGAGCAGACAGGTACATGACGTACCTGTTGCCCTCGCCTTTGTGGGATCCGAGTTCGCTCATCGCTTGTGGCTCGTGGAGCGTTCCTTCCAACCATCAGGCGTGTGTGCCCGGATGCTGGCGACGTAGCCATCAGGCTTCCAGTCGAGCCTGATGGTCATGTCGGAGTGTTCGTAGGTGATGAAGCCCTCGCCCTGCATGATGTAGGGCGTGTTCTCGATTGCGTCGACGAGCTTGCTGTCGGCCCACGCGTCGAAGCCGAGCCGGTTGATGTGGTCGAACATCAGAGCGTGGCCCTACGGAGGTAGGTCTCGTCGTTGGTGGACTGGAAGTACATGCGGAAGATGCCCTGAATGAGCGACTTCTTGCCTTCCTCCAGCGTGTGCTGGCTGATGTCGTACGCGCGGTGCGTCATGTGATCCTTGGAGCTCACGACGTACGAGCACTCGGCCGGCTTGTTGTAGAACGCAGAGGCCAAGAGCGTGTAGGTGTAAGCCTGCAACGGCCAGTTGCTGTCGCGCGACTTGCGACGCACGGCCACCTCAGTCGAGGAAGGTGCGGTCTTGTAATCGCCGACGAACACCTTGCCGCAGTTGAGCACCTCGACGTAGTCGAGCTGGCCCTTGATGCGGAAGTTGCTGATCGTGTGCTTGGGGCTGGTGACGCTGACGCTGGCCACGAGGCTGAGCTCATAGTCAGGCTTGGCACCGCCGGCAGGATTGAGCGCGCGCATCAGCTTGAACGCATCGATGGCGAGCGTGGACGCTTTGTTCGCGACCTCTTCGCTGATCGGCGTGAGCCCGGAGCTTTCGGCCGCCGTGCTGTACTGAAGCCACAGAGCCTTGCCCTCCTTGGTTCGCCTATCGAGCTTGGGCACGACCATGTAGATCTTGCTGATGTCGTCGCCCGCGCAGACCGAGTGATAGTAGCGGCCGAGCAGGATGTCGTCAGTCGTGTCCTGCTCGTCGTAGATGCGCTTGCCGGCGTTGAGGCCATGCTCGAGCACCTTCTTGATCAGGCTCTGGTTGACGGCTCCATACTCGCGATACTCATCGCGGTCGATCTGGATGACGTTGTCGACCTTGATGGTCGCGTTGTTGATGAACTCAAGCTCGTCCTTGAGCGTGAGCGGTTCGTTTGGGTTTTCCATGTGTGTGGTGGGAAATTATCGGGTGGTGAGGTCTTCGATCCAGTCGAGGATCATGGGCATGGCGTCCGGGCCGTACTCGACGCCCTCGATGGTGACCTTCTGGGCACCACGCGAGAGCGCGCGATAGGCGTCGAACAACTCGCGCCGGAGCTGGTCTGCGATGGGGTCGCTCATTTGCGTTTCTTGATCTCGCGCTTGAGGACAGGCTGGATGACCACGCGGTCCCAACCCCAGTCGCCGATGTACTTGGCTTCCTTGGCGTGGGCCTTCTGGGCCAAGCTCATGTTGCCGCAGTAGCCGGCGACATACCAGTCATCCTTCCAGCCCTGCATCTCAACGTGGCGAATGCCGAGCTGAGTGGCGTACTGCTGGTACGTCTCAATCTCCTTGGCCGTGAGAGCCGGGTTGGCGAGCTTTGCGCCGATCTTGGCGAGCTGGTCTTCGAGGTCCTTAAGCTTGCCGGCGCGCCACTTGGGCCCGCGCATGCAGGCGATGGCATACTGGTATTCCCGGTTGCTCTTGCGGGTGTCGACGACCTCGTCGGCGATCATGATGGTGTATTCGTATTTGGACATGTTGGTTATCGGGTGAGGAGATTGAGCTTCTCGAGCATGGCGCGAACCTCATCGCACATATCGCGATGGAAGTTCAGCTTGCGCTCGAAGCGCTTCGCGTTGAGCGAGGCCGAGGCATCCGGATCATGCTTGGGGTTCTTGTAGTGCTCTTCGATGGCCTTGGTGTGCTCATCGATGATGGCCGAGAGTACTTCTCGGACCTTCAGTTCTGCGGCTGTTCTCATGTGCGTGTAGTTGGGTTGGAGACAAGTGTTTTGACCCATCTGGCCATGAGTGTCAAGCTGTTTGAACTATTTATTTGGTGGGCCCTGCCGGATTCGAACCGGCAACCAATCCCTTATGAGGGGACTGCTCTGACCATTGAGCTAAGGGCCCAGTCAAATCATTCCTGATCGCCGGTGCGTATTATGACCGGCCTGCGTTCGCCCATATAGGCCACACCCCGGACAACGTTGTAGTCTACCCACTCTACGGCCGTCTGCAACCGATCATCTTCATCGACGTCGTCGAAGCCTTCGTAGAATGCGGCCACGAGCTTCTCGTAGCTGTAGATCACATGGTTCGCGTCCATGTCCCAACCCACGATCGCGGTGTCGAGCTGTTCGCGCGGCTCAAGGAGGATACAGCCCATCAGGCCATCCTCGACGTCGAGCACATCATCGAACCATGTGCGGTGTTTGGCCTTCACATCAGCCCCAAGCTTATCAGCTGGGCTCGTGCTCAAGCGCGGTTTGATTTTCTTAGCCTTCGGTTGTTTGCGTTTGCGTGTCATGGCAATCCAATGCAGATCAGATCGTATCACATGTCCATACCAATATACGAGTCGGCCGCAGATAGAGAGCGCGAGCATCAGGTCGCCCAGCTCATAGCCGTGCGCTGGAATTGCACGCCCATCAAGTCGGGCCATTTGGCCATGCACGACTATGCCCTATGCAGGCACGACCATAAGGACAACCGGCTACTAGCTCATGCCTATCTGGAGATCAAATGCCGCTCCCTCCATAGGCCGCTATTCTGGCTATCCAAGGCCAAGTGGGATTACTTGCTAGAGCTAGCCGATACGACGTCATGTCCGGCCTTCCTTGCCGTCTATTGTGCCACGTCCGGCCTTGTCCATTACATCCAAGCTCGCAACCCCTACCCTGAGACCACATATGCCGGCCGATCAGACCGGCCAGATGACCCCAAGGCCAAGGAGCTAATGGTCGTCCTGCCAGCATCACGTTTTAGCCCCCTAGGTAAGCTCCTGAGGCCATTTGATGGTCAAGCCTAGCCAGACTACCGGATGAGCCGATTGTGAGCCGTATTGGTCAGGGATAGGGATATAATCGACGCGTGACCCCCGACTGGTAGCCTCCTAAAGAACGACCCCATGTCAAGCCCCCTCAGCTCAGATTTCTGATCAGCGCGACGTAATGATGACCTTTGAGCTCATATTGGTGTATCGATTAGACATAATGGATCTTGTGCGAAATCGATATGTGAGCTCCTGACCCCTGATTAAGGGGGCGGGGGGGGTCCACCGGCGGCCGGCGGCGGCGGGGCTGACGGGTTATCACCCTCACCCGTTATATCCAAAAAAGACCCCCTCGGATCCTTAGCCCAGTCGAGGTATTTCGCGGTTTCCTGAGGCTTCCCGGGCACGATATTGGCGTCCAGCACGTTCTCTTTGGCCTTCGCGAGCTCGGCACCCCTAGATTTGAGCAGTCTGTCGAGGGAAGTATGGTCGATTGAAAATCTGTGTTCTACGACGGCCTGCGGCTGGTCTTGGAGGGTCTGAATCTTGTCTATGGCGATGCCCATGGCGATGGGGATCTGGGAGACGTGGAGCTGGTCCAGCTCGTCGACCAGCTTCTGGCTGGCCTGCTGGACGAAGCTCTTGAGGTTCCGGACAGTCGAGGCCTTGAACTCGTCGTTCAGGCCGGTGGACTCCGGCATGGCCCGTTTGATCGCCATGACGTTGTTCGGCGACATCCGCTGAAGCTTGGCGATTTCGTCTATGCCGCGGCCGGCTCGCAGGAGCTCGCGCACGGCTTCTTTGCGTTCTTCCGAGACGCGAGAGGCGTTGTGATCCGAGCTGGGGTTCGTATCCAGACGCTCATTATCGTTTGACATGCTTCGGGAGTGTCGCGACATTCGCGTCCATGTCAAACGAGCTTGTCGGACGTGACCCCTTGAGAATTGATTTCGTCGCGCACGTCGAGCCCATCAGGACAACGCACCAAGCTGACCTCCGGATCCTCAAGACCAAGGATGGCCGTCAGTTCATCGGCAAGACGTCCAAGTCGAAGATCAAGAATTGGGGCGAGCTGTTCGCCATGCAGATCCGCCGGCACAAGCCGGACAAGCCGCTGGAAGGCCCGCTCTGGCTCAGGCTGACGTTTGCCTTCCCCCTGAACAAGGGCGACAAGGGCAAGAGCCTGCCGCACCCGGTCAAACCGGACTGGGACAACCTGCCGAAGACTGTGTGCGATATCCTGACGCGCGAAGGATTCTGGCATGACGACGCTCAGGTCGTCTTTGGTCAGGTCGTGAAGTGCCGCCACTCTCAGCCGTTCGTCGGAGTCCGCATCTGCCCGGCTCCGTGGATCGATGAACCCTTTGTCGAAGCCCTGTATGCATCCCACAACCCAGACTGAGAAGGAGATAATAGCCCGGTATGGCTTGCCTCGAGATGAGATGATCGCCTTCCGGCGCGCTCAGCTCAAGGAGGGCGAGGACTGGTACCGCGTCCATCAGGGAGCCAAGCCGGCCCACATGTGCCCGATCGCCTTCACCGACGGCGGCTACCTCAAGGTCATGGCCAAGTTCAAGCTCACCACCACCGAGCAGGACGTCTGGCCGAAGGTCGCCGTAGTCTCGCGTAACAACTGGCCGAACCAGAAGCTCATGACTGTCCTGATCGACGGCAAGAGCCACAACGTCATCGTCGCCAACGCCAAGCTCTTCTACCCGGGAGCCGAGGTCGAGGTCGACCGCAAGGGCGGCAAGCTAATCTGCTCGCAACGGCCGGTCAGCGCCGCCAAGCTCTTTCACGCAATCAAACGTCGTCATGAAGAAATCCAGCCCCGCAAAGAAATCCAATAGCTCCAGCTCCAAGAGCTGGAAAGGCTACAAGGGTTGCTAATGTCCGTCCCCTCTCAGGAGGACGAAGACCTACTACAGGTCCCCAACCCAGCTGAACAAGCTCGGGTTCGGGGAGCCATCAAGTCGCTAAGCCAGATGATGTCCGAGAGGGCATCACAGCAACAGGCCGAGATCGCCGCTCAGTACGGACTCGGAGCTGACATGGCGTTCCGTCGACGCGTTACTCTTGAGTCCGGAGCTGACGGCATCGTCGCCGCCGGCGGGCCAAGAAAAGGCGGCTACGTCGGACTCGAGTCCGGTGCGGCCGGAATCGTCGCCGCTGGCGGAAGAAAAACAGGCGATCATGTGACCTTGGGCATGGGCGCGGCTGGCATCAAGGGCCAGAACCTAGCCTACCTGTCCCGGAAAAAAAGTGGCGTGGGCGCCCTTGCGGGCGCCAGATACGGCTCTCCCGAGATGTTCCCGGGCAAGTTCCCGTACATAGTGGGCGGCCCTGTGGCGGTTGGCTTCGGCCGGTCGGCCGGTGGCGCGAACATTAACATTCTTGCCGCAGGTCAAGGCGGCTTCGCCTGCCGCGCGACGTGAGCTTCGACCAGATCAACATTGGGACTCGTGACGACCCGTTGATGGTCACGAAGCACCCGATAATACATACTCCGACCAAGGAGGATCTGATAGAGCTCGCGCGTGAGCTTGGCCCGGAGGCCGCGGCAGAAGTGCTCAAGCGCCGCGAGGAGAAGATCAAGGCGGAGGAGCTCGACCCGTATCGTCACGGATTCGAGCCTGACCATTGGCGTGAAGCCGACGGCCTGCTCATGGCCGGCAACGAGCTTCTCATCATGGGCGGTAACCGAGCCGGCAAGACGGAGTACGCGGCAAAAAGGGTGATGCAACTCCTGTGCTCCCGCCCGAACTCTAGGGTGTGGTGCCTGCACACCACGTCGCAGACCTCCATCCAGATGCAACAGGCGGTCATCTGGAAATACATGCCGCCGGAGTACAAAAACGCCAAGAAGACGAAGGTAACCAACATTCAGTACTCCCAGAAGAATGGATTCACCGACGCGACGTTCGTCCTTCCGAACAGGTCGCAGATCTTCTTCATGAACTATGGTCAGGAGAAGAAGGTCATCGAAGGTGGCGAGCCTGACCTGATATGGTGCGACGAGCTCGTGCCTCCGGATTGGGTCGAGACGCTACGCTACCGACTCGTCACGCGATCCGGCAAGATGATCCTGACCTTCACTCCGATCACCGGATACACTCCTGTCGTCAAGGAGTACGTCTCCGGGTGCCGCTTCAAAAAGACCCTCAAGGCAGACCTTCTACCCGACACGCAAAATGTACCCAACATACCTAAGGGCCATATGCCCTACACGGCTTCGTGTATCAAGGGATCAGCGAACGTCATCTGGTTTCACTCTATCCTCAATAGCTATTCTCCTTTCGAGCAGATCAAGCTGGCTCTGAGGGGGAGGGGGCCGTACGAGGTAAAGATCCGCGCGTACGGATGGGCCGAGTCCCTGTCCGGATCCCAGTTCCCGCGATTCGGAGAGCCGAACATAATACCTCCCGAGCGAATACCGAAGGAAGGCACCAACTACATGGTCGTCGATCCGGCGGGAGCTAGGAACTGGTTCATGCTGTGGATGCGGGTCGACAAGGACGGCAACAAGTACGTCTACCGAGAATGGCCGGACATAAGCATGGGCGAATGGGCCCTCAACGGAGAGAAGCCTGACGGCAAGCCCGGCCCGGCTCAGAGGCAAGGAGCCGGCATGGGTCTCATCGAGACCAAGCAACACATACGCTCGCTTGAAGGCGAAGAAGAGATCTTCGAGCGGTACATCGACCCTCGCGCCGGAAACGCGACAGTCATCAACAAGGAGGGCGGAACCACGCTCATACAGCTCCTAGAGGAAGACCCGGAGCCGATGTGGTTCACGCCTGCCGCCGGCCTCAGGCTCGAGGAGGGCGTAAATATTATCAACGACTGGTTTTCATACGACCAGAACCAACCGATCAGCGTCGTCAATCAGCCGAAGCTCTACATCTCCGAGGATTGCATCAACACAGCTTGGTGCATCAGGGAGTGGACCGGCCTAGACGGAGAGAAGGGCGCAAGCAAAGACCCGGTAGACTGCCTTCGTTATCTGGCGGTCATGCAACCCGGCTACGCCGACGACAAGACCTTCAAGGCCATCGGAGGGGGATCTTACTGACCACCATGATATCCATACCTGCCGGCACTCCTCCGTTGCTTCGACTAGCCGAAGCCCAGAGCATCTTCAACATCAGCAAGTCCACGCTGTTGCGCATGAGGCGCCGCGGCGACGTCAGGGTCTACAAGACCACGGGCGGACAATTCATGTTCTACCGCGACGACCTGATCGAGCACATTTCCAAGAACACCAATGGCAAACATCAAGTACAAGGACCATCGCAATCAGCGTGACCAGCTGGCGTACCACCAGCGGGTACCGGATATCCAGTTCCTGCTGAACGAGTATCAGCGCTCGGCCTACTTCGGCACGATGGTGTCGAAGATGAACTACGCCGATGACATCCGCCTAGCTCGCTGGCCGGGCCAGACCGACGACGGCAAGAAGCATAGCTACGCCCGGCCCGACGGCGATCCGGCGTTCCCGTTCGAGGGCGCTTCCGATGTCCGCGTCCGCCTAGTCGATAGGCTCATCAGGGAGCAGAAGGCCCTGCTCATGCACTCGTTCAAGGCGTGCACGCTCAAGGTCGGCGGCACCGAGATCAATGACACCATGTCCGCGGCGTCTGCCACGAACCTGATGAGGTGGCTCATCGAGACCAAGATGAAGCTCGAGCTCCACAAGGAGGCCGAGCTCACGGCCGACTACATGCTTCACTACGGATGGTCCATCGTTCAGATCGGCTGGGAGCGCGAAGCCGGCAAGCGTATCCAGCCCTTGACCATACAGGAGCTAGCTCAGGCCGCCCAAGCCCAGCAGATGGCCGGAGCCGACGGCAGGATGGGCGCGCTCGTCGCCGCCCTCTCCGACCCCAAGAAGCAAGACTACGCGGTACAGCTCATGATGGCTTATCTGCCTGATCAGTCCGAGTCACAGGTCAGGAAGATCGTCAAAGACCTCACGGAGACCGGAGAGGCCAGCGTGGAGCAACCCTTCATCGCCAAGAACCTGCCCGTCGTCACGGCCCTAAAGCCCTACGACGAAGTGTGTTTCCCCCCGGAGACCAGCGACCTCCAGAAGGCGCGCGTCATCTTCAGGCGTCAGTATGTCACCGAAGTCGAGCTCAGGTCCATGGCTGAAGTGGCCGGATGGAAAAGCGACTTCGTGGAAGCCGCATCCCGGACGATGGGCAACCACTATTACTTCAATGACCCGAACCTAGTCCCCACGACCACGATGTTGAACTCCAACATCCAGCGCGGCGACAACCTAGTTGAGATCGTCTGGGCGTACTACCGCCAGCTCGATAAGGACAACATCCCGGCCATCTACTATACTGTGTTCTGCCCGCAGGTGGGATCGGAGATGTACGCCATACAGGAGATGCTCAACTACGCCCACAACCAGTACCCGTTCGTCGAGCTACGCATGGAGACCTCGCGCCGTCAGGTCACGGAGTCGCGCGGCATACCCGAGCTAACCAAGACGGAGCAGGACGAAGTGAAGGCACAGCATGACGCCATCAGGGACAGGACTGCGTTTGAAGTCCTGCCTCCGGTCAAGGTGGTCAAGCGAATCGGAGCCCTGAACAGGATAGCCCCTGCCCAAGTCCTGCCGGTCACCAACAAGGACGACTACACTTGGCTCGAGCCCCCCGCCGGCCGCGCTGAGTACGCATTCCAGATCATCGAGCAGGTCGAGAAGAACCTAGGCAACTACTTCGGCTTCCAAGTCGGAGAAAAGCCTATCGACCCGGTGAAGATCCAGATGATGAAGCAGCTCCAAATCGACAACTGGCTCATGTTCTGGACTCGTTGCTTCAGCCAGATGTTCACGCTGTGCCTCCAGTACATGCCTGAAGAGGAGATCGTCCGCATCACGGGTTCCCCTCTGAAGCAGGGCATGTCCGACATCCACACGCAGTACGACCTTAACGTACGCTTTGACGTACGCGACGCCGACCCGGAGTTCGTCCGCGAGAAGCTCAAGTCCATCGTCGAGACTGTCGTTCCTCTGGACGTCTCTGGTGTTATCGACCGCGACAAGCTCGTGAAGCTCGTCATCGAGTCCATCAGCCCGGATGCCGCCCGAGAGCTCGTCATCGACAAGGCCACCGCGTCGCAGAAGCTGTACAAGGACGTCACCAGCGACATCGCGCTGATGATGCTCGGCAACGAAGCCCAATACGTCGAGAACGACCCGCAGGCCTCGTCCAAGCTACAGTTCGCTCAGGATATCCTAGCCAAGAACCCGAAGGCCCAGCAGGCCGCTCAGGGCGACAGGATATTCCAGATCCTCCTCGAGAACTACATGAAGCAACTTCAGTTCTCCGTGGAGCAGGAAAAGAACAAGCAGATTGGACGCGTCGGCGTCTCGCCGGCCACCGAAAAGATCCAAGAGGAGTTCGGCAAGGCCGCGCAAGAAGGAGCCGCACCGGCCGCCCAAGCTCCCACCGCAACACCTGATCAACTCGCATGAGCCAACCAAGAAACCCAAGTGACGTAAATCTGGCCGTTCAACGCGCGCTGGAAAGCCAAAGCATTCATTGCAACGAGATGTTCAAGGCCGTACTCGTTGTGATCGACATGTCCCTACAGATAGAAATGTCTAGGGTCATGTCGGCCGGAACGACCGGCGAAGCTAGGATCCACAGCGCCGGCCGGCTGGACGCCCTAAACGACATCCTCGTCGAGCTTCAGTCTAGGCGCGACGTCGCGATCAGCACGCCAAATACGGCTCAAACCAATCCACCGCCCGCATGACGCTTGTGATGCCGGTCCAAGGATACACATTTTGACCTGTCTCTGCGGACGTTAAACGCTGATCCACACATGGAAAACGACCAACAGCCACAAGCTGACCTCGATCTTGGGAACGAGTATAATCCCCCCATGAACCAAACCGCGGGACAGGCCGAACCCCGCGCTGTAGAAAAGCCCGAAGATTTCTTCTCTCGGGTGCTGTCTGCCGGCCAGACGGAACAAACCACCGGCGAGGAGTCGCCGGAAGCGCCCGAGGCGGAAACGCCGGAGGCAACCACGGAAAGCCAAGAGACCGAACAGCATGCCGGGCAACCCGCGTCCTCCACCAAAGGGATGCAGAAACGCTTGGACAAGCTTACGGCCCTAAGGCGGGAAGCCGAGGAACGAGCCCAGAAGCTGGAAGAGGAAGTCGCGGATCTCAAGCGATCCAAGGCCGTCGTACGCACCGAGTCGCCAAATCCTTTCGCGCAACTTGATAGTGTGTCCGATATACAGGCCGAGTTTGAGAAACAGCGAAAAATCCGCCTATTCTGCGAGCGTTACCCGGACGGATACTACCCGGAAAATGGTGAGCCGGTGAGCAAGGAGTCCATAGCCAAATCAAAGGTAAAGGCCCTCCTAGCCATCGAAGAACACCTTCCGCAACAGATGGAGTACATCCAGACCCGGTCGCAAGCCAAGCAGATCGCCTCGAGCGAGTTCAAGTGGCTCAACGACCCTACGGATGACCGCACGGCCAAGGTGAAAGCCTTCGTCGACGCAGTCCCGGAGATAAAGCGGTTCCCGGATTACGAGATCTATGCGGCGCACATGGTGAACGGACTGACGAGCTACCAAGCTCAGAAGGCCCGAGCCAAGTCAGCCCCGGCGCGAGTTCCGATGCAACCCATGAGCACAGGCTCTGCCCCGACTAAGCCCCAAAAGGGTGACGCCGTGGAAGGTGCCGCGAGCATGGATCGCTACCGCAGGACGGGCTCTATCGATGATCTGGCAAACGTGTTCAAAAACAAGTTCGTCTAAACCCTAAAAGACCATGGCCAACCTCTACGAAAGCCAGTTCCAGAACGAGCGCCCCCTACCCGGTGCGCGCGTCGGTATCCGAGAAGAGCTCTCGGACCTCATCCTCAACGTCGACATGAAGGACACGCCCATCACCTCGATGGCCAAGCGTGGTTCCAAGCCCGGCAACACCACGTTCCGCTGGCAGGTCGACCGCAACCCTGATCCGTCGATCGAACTCGGCATCCTCGATGGTGCTGACGTCGACCCGACCAACCCCAAGAACAACGACGACTTCAAGCAGTACACGATCGGCTACCGCACGGAAGTGGAGAACAACATCCACATGTTCCGCCGCGCTGTCCACGTCTCTAACTTGACGCAGGATATCCTGAACATCGCCGGCGTTAAGGACGAACTGTCCCGCCAGCTGTCCAAGGCTACCCTCGACCTGAAGCGCTCCATGGAGCTGACCTTCACGTCCGACGTCCTTCCGGCTCGCGATAACGGCACGAACCTCCCTTACAGGACTCGTTGCCTTACCTCGTGGATCAAGAACGACCTCGCTACGGCCACCACCAACAAGCAGATCAAGTACGGCATCACCGACTCTAACAAGCAGGTGATCCGCCCGATTGATTCGAACTTCACCACCCCCAGCACGTCCATCATAGGTACCGGCCTTACTGTCGATAACCTCTCTGAGAACGACGTTCAGGACGTGATGACCTCGGTCTACGAACAGACCGGCCAGTTCCGCTCCCACGAAGCCGTCGTCGGCACCTCCCTCAAGAGGCAGTTCACGAACCTCGTGTACACCCAGCGCGCTCCGGCCCTCGACTCCAAGATCACCAACAACCGCGACGCCAACTCGGATACCATCAAGGCCTCCGTCGACGTCTTCGAAGGTGATTTCGGTCGTCTGTCCCTGATCCCGTCGCAGTTCCTGCATGCCGGCGTCAACCCGTACACCTACAAGTTCGTCGGCAACGATGATCTCCCCTCCGGCGTCGCCGATGGCCTTAACTGGGTTGTCTACGATGGCGTTCAGGTCGAGTCCAACATCGTCCCTGTCAACGTGACTTGGTCCGGCGACACCCCGACTGTCGACACCACCAGCGCCATCGCTTGCTACGCCACCGAGGCTGAAGCCAAGAAGCACGTCAATCTGCACGCGCAGAACGCCAAGTGCAAGGGCTTCATCATCCCGTGGGAGTACCTCGAGATCCGCTATGGTGGCAACATCGCGCAGGTCCGAGAGCTCACCGAAAACGGCGGTGGTCCTCGTCGCATGATGGAAGCCATGGCCGCTCTGGTCGTCCAGAGCCCGCTGTGCTTCGGCATGTTCGACTACAAGGCCAACAACGCCTAATCGTACGAGGTCGTGGCTGAGCTCCCTCCCATCCACGAAACCATCCCGGGCGATCTCCTTAAGCCGATGCTTGAGGAGTTCCGCTCGGGGTGGAACCTCCGTAAGGTCCAAGCAGAGGCGGCTCGGAAGCTCATTGCCGAGACCAACAAAACTGAGCACCAATTTTCCGAGGGTCTGGGCCAGCTGAAGGCCCGTATCCCTATCGACTTTTATCAGCACATGAAGTTCTTGTTCGGCCCGGATATCTGGCAGGACAAGAAGTTCCTGAACCGAGTCCTTCAGGAGAACCCTGAGTTCAAGCCGACTGTCGCCGCCAAGACGCAGATAGTCGCGCCGGGGCTTCCCTTCTGATGCGCACCTGCTACTTCAGCGAGATCCTCCACATAGCCCTCCAGCTCTGTGGCCTTGACCGCAACCTGACAACTCCGGACAGGTTCGCCATGATCCGCGACTTCGCCAGCCGAAGGCTTCAGAAGATCTGGGAGTCTAATGACTGGCCCGAGCTGAAGAAGTATACCCAATGCCAGACCGAGATGGTCGGCGAACGCATGAGGATAGTCCTGCCGGCCAACATCGGTCAGGTCATCGCAGTATGGAGCCGCGATCCGATTGGCTCTACCCATGCCGTTCAGAAGGACATAGAGACCATCGACGACGGCATCTATCTGGTCAACGAGCTGGATAGTACTGTCTGGGTCGAGCACCGCCCGGACGCTCCTGTCCTGTCTGGCGACGCGTGGGTTTCCACGCAGTCCTACAGCCCGGGCGCTCAGGTCTACTATGACGCCGGTAGCTCCTCTGGCTCGCTGGTGCCCGTTCAGGGCTACGCGATACAGGGCGACTTCTACACCTACGTCGGCACCACCCCTAGCTCGGCCGGATCGGCTCCGACCATTGGAGCTTGGGAGAAGGTAAAGATACCGAAGCTCTTCTCAGACTATATGGCCCAAGGCGCATTTTCGGACTATAGCCGCGCGCAGGGCACCCTTGACGTAAATACCCTAGGCTACATCGAAGGCCGTACCGAGGAGGCCAAGGTTCACGCCATGGACCAAGTCCTACGCCAGCAGGGCAACGTGCGTCGCATCAACTTCCGAGGATACTAAAATGTTCAACAAGACCACCCCCCTAATCAAGCGGTTCAAGACCAAGACCATCACGGCCTCGGCCACCGCCACCGAAGTTCCCAAGGTCGAGCTTGGCGAACAGCGAATCCAGATCCACATCCAGCCCAAGGCGGCCAACTGCGTGATCAAGTTCAACGAGGCCGACACCGATGGCCTCCTTGTTCTCACCAACGGCATCTACATCATCGAAGGCTATCAGGGTCCGCTGTTCATCACCGGCTCCGGCTCCGTCGTCATCTACGAGGGCGTCATCTAATGGGATCGTCGTATCTGCCCCCTCCGGAGCAGAACGTCGTCAACGTTGGCGATGAAATCTCCGCCAGCTCGCTAGCCGGCATACAGGCGGCCAACCCTGCTCTGTCTGGCTCTAACCCTGTCGCATCTAGCCAGTCGGTTGCTAGCGCAATAGCGGCTATACCCATCCCGCCGCCTCCTAACCTTTCTGGATACGCACAGCTGTCTGGAGCCACGTTTGCCGGAAAAGTAAATACGCCTTCGCCAACTTCTAGCTTTTGCGGCCTTAATGTAGGAAGCTTCCTCTCTACGTCCAACATTACGGGTTCGGTTGCCGGCGACATATGGATAGGGACTTTCCAGCTGACCTATAGGAACGGCCAAGGAAATATCGTATACGGCGCGGCCACCAACCTAGCTAATGTTTTTGGCGCTCCGCAGATTATCGACACGACAAATACCGCTCCAGCCCTTCGCGTTACGCAAAAGGGAACTGGAGACGCAATCCGGGTCGAAGACAGCACGACCCCGGACTCCACCTCTTTTGTCGTAGACTCGCAAGGAAAGGTAGGCATCGGAGGAGTAGTCCCGACTTGGCTCGACGACAAGGTGGCTGTTCACGACGGCAACATCGTGTTTGGGTGGCCGTATGGCGTCAGGTTCGGAGACGGCACTTCGATCTATTCGGTCAACGCCCTGACCAGCCAGATCCAGAGCTCCGTCCAACAGCCTATCATCAATTACATCTTTAGTGGAGCCTCGGTGTATACCGGCTCTGCTTCCGTTTATAGCCAGTATCTGGCATACTACGATAGTACGGCTAACGGAGGAATGGGTGCGGACGTGTACGTCGACTACCTGTCATATACTTACACCTATAGCGTTGCTTGGAACCCTTCAGTCATGGGATTCACGCAGACCAATTCATCCCCGTCCTACCCAAGCCAGTACACCATAGTCGGCACCTATACCATGCCGGGTGGCTACAATTACGGCATTCGCGCAGACGGATCTGGCGGCGTCCAAGACACTATTCAGCTTTAATCCATGATCACCATCATCCTCATCTCCATCTCCTTTGTCGGCGGCGTTTACGTCGGCGCTCGCTGGGCTGAAAAGCTCCGCGATATCTACACTTCCGTCACCGGTAAGTAAGCCGTGCTTGAGGAGCCCTACTGGAAGCGTCTGATAGACGAGGCCACTAGGGCTCGTCCCGACCTAGCGTACAAGTTTAAGTCGGCAAGCGAAGCGGCCAAGCCGGACGACTCTCCGAGCGCAGTAATGTCCGGATCCCCGGACAGCTCTCCTGTCGATATCGCGTACACGGACAAGACGGAGATACCCGGAAGGCCTACATTCCCGTTTGAGGTCAGGGTCATGGCCAACGAGGAAGGCATCCTTACGACCATCCGGTGCTACAAGGGTAAGATTTACGACCCGCGCACGGGGCAAATGGCATCATCCTTCAAGGGTTTGCTCGTCCAAGGCGTGACTTCGCGCAAGCGAGTAACACTAAGCGGCAATCGTGGCAACGTGAGCGGCGATCAGAAAGATTTCACGCCCTCAAATTACGACCCGGGTCCCGAGCAATTCAAGTATTCGGAGTATAACGACCCAATTCAGACGACTTGGCTCCCAAACTACGAAGGATTGCCGTCTAGTGGAGTCAGTAACGTCGGAAAGGACTCTGATCCTATCGAAACAACTGTCACTTTCGCCACCGGATCGTATCCGATAGCCAAGGACTCCTTCACTACGGCTGATGATGGCGCTTATTTCGAGTGGCCATACGTCAATGGAGCCATGGTTCGCCTGTTTTGCTACGACGATGGCGATCCGGCGACCCGAAAGTGGGGCATTTGGGGCAACTCCGGGCTTCCGACTAGCGTCGGCTCTCAGGGTTTCTTCATTTTCTTGGCTCAGGTAAACGGAAGTCAGGTCATGCAGATGTTTCGTAGTGATATAGTGGCGCTCGGTGGCGGCGGCGCCGCGGCTAAAAGGCCCTTCCAACTGACCTCTAGCGGAAATAAGTTCACCATAGAGCCCGGAACGGCAAATGGGTTCGTGTGCAATGGGATCACCGATTACCCGCTAACGATAGCAACTGTCCTATACTGGAACCTTCACACGGAATGGTCTAACGGGGTGATGAGCGGAGCCAGCACGAGATTTGGATCCTCCCCGGCAAACACCTCTACGGACAGCGAGCTTGCCATGCCGGTTGGCATGATAGTAAGCGACGGCACAAATGTTACTGTCTCCTCATACCTTTCTGGGTCAATATGGGTAGAGAGATACAAGTGCGGCCAAAATAATGCCGAGTATTTCGTCTCCAGCACATGAGCTGGGGCGTCCTGACATTCAGGAGATCTGCGGCATGCCTTCTCAATGGATGGCATCCTAAGCCGATACCACAGTCCGGCCTGATAGACGGCATGAGCGATAGCGGCTTCCAATGGGGGGCCGACAAGCCTGAGCGAGCTCAAGATGGAACCTACTTTCCGGACGCGCCGTCCGAAAGGGTGGTCAAGATAAGGTCCCTAACCAACCGAAAGCCGTCAGTAAAGGTAGTCGCCCGCATAACCACAAGAAACCGGAGCTATGGATATTATGGGTCCGCTGGGCCGAGGCTTGGGCAAATACAGCCCCCGTTCTACGACCAGCTATGGCTTAACGACAGGATCAACCTGAAGGAGTACCTTCCGCCCGCCTCCCAATGGTGGATACCCCACCCGCAGTTCAACCCGTACAATATACCAACGACAGAGATTTGGTACATAGAGGGCTATTCTGACAAGCTGAACAACCAAGGCGAGAAGGTCGGGAGGATGTGCACCATTAAGAAGAACAGGATTGTCGGAGAGCCATACAATGATCCGAGCAACACGACCTATTGGCCTGACTTCGAAACTGAGCTATTTGAGACGTCGAACAAGAGCTGGACGCCAGAAGACGATGGCTTCACGGCAATGGAGAACAACAACGACGACGACCCCCAGTACAAGTGGTACTACAAGGTGGTCGGAGAGGACATAGGCGCCGACAAGATGACCAGCGTGTTCACCGACGCTTACCCGTACGGCATTAGTCTCATGTGGGCGCGAGACTCCGCCGACAACGAGGTTCAGTTTGACATAGACAAGGAACAGCCCGGTAGGGTCACCAGCCTATGCGCTTACGCTCCAGATAAGACCTCATCTACAAGCCCATTCTGGTGGAACAGGCAGGACCTGAAGATGGAGATATACGCCGTCGTGGATGAGCCAGAATGCGGCGAAGACGAGCCCTGCTGGCTAGAGGGGGTTTCGTATAGCCTTACTGTCGACTATGAGGAGGGAACGGCTGAGTCAGACTGGGAGATGCAGAGGGGTGTCAGAGGTTACCCGCTCCTCTCCGGGGGAGGGGGTGGCCAATGGACCCAGACGGCACAGATCGGGGAGCAGGAATCCATCCCGGGATGGACTATTGGCGGACGGACTTATAAGCTAGCCACTATGGAATGGAACGATGTTGCCGAAGGAACGTACAAAATCATTAAAGACTTTCACGTCTCACTAGACTAATCATGGCTCGCGAAATATCAACAGAGGCAGACCTAAGGTTTGAGGGCTTCGCAAGCTACCCTAACAGCGGAGCCTTTGAGCCCAGCACCATGCTTGAGTACGCATCCAACGTGCGCATCAGTAACGGAGTCATAACCCCGCGTGCAGGATCGTCTAAGGCGTACACGGCCGGCCATAACGTGACCTACGCCCTTCCGGCCTACGGAAAGACCGGCGACTCAATCCTGCTATTTGGCGCGAACGAGCGATACACCATCGACGGATCTACCCACGTCTCCCTTCCGGCGCTGGCGACCAAAAGGCCCGTGCGCGGACAAGGATACGCCGACGCTCTGTGCATGGAATCGATCGACACGGACTTCGTAGCTGGCGGCAATATCGTCGAGCGGCTGGTCACGGCGAAGAACGATCAGCTCAGCTTCACCTTCTACGGCGGCGTTCAGCCCATACCGGCCGACAACCTGAGCTTGGTTCAATGTACCTATGACCCGATACAGGCCGTAATCACGGGGCACAACTCCGTGTTCGCGTTCGGAAAACGTAGTATTTACGCGGTCAAAGCAGGCATGGGCTATGTCGCCTCGCAGAAGAAGCCGGACAGCTTGCATCAGGTTCAGAAGCTGAGCTCGCAGGATGGCGTAGCTGGCCCGAATGCCGTCGCCGAGCTTGGCGGCGTGATCGCGTTCTTCGACGTCAACCGCGAGCCGGGCATCAAGGTGATCAGCGGCGGCAAGATAAACGAGGGCGGAGAGCCCATGAGCAACACGATCAAGGACATCATCCAGCAGGTAGACTCAAGCCGCTACGCTGAAATACATGCCGTAGGCTACGCCGGAAGGTTCTACTTCTCACTTCCGTTCCAAAACAAGTGGAAGGTGCTTGTGCTAAACCCTGCACTCAAGGGTATGTTCGAGTCTCTGGACGAGTATCCGTTCAATCCGAACATACTGATGGTTGCCCGCAAGAACGGCATACCGCGACTGTGGGCGTTCGACACCCAGCACAGGGACCTGTATCTGCTTGAGGACGGAGTGAATGACTCCGGCGGCGGCCATCCTGTGTCTGAGATCAGGAGCCGTAGCTACCAATTCAGGACTCTCGCCGACAAGAAGTACGATGGATTCTACGTCCAGCTGGACAACGCCACCGGCGCGGCGGTCCAGATAAAAGCCATCACAGTCAATCCGGACTCCGAGCAGATGCTTGATCAGTTCTCCAACGCGACCGGAAGCACGATTAGGCGTGGTTTGATTAACAAACGTGCCATGGCCGTGAAGCTCAAGGTCATTGTATCGGCCGGCAACCCGCGCATCCTAGCCATGGGGGTTGATGGCTCCATGGTCGGACGCTCCTTCTTCAGCATCTACTAATGCCAATAACCGACACCCCGACCAACGATACGAGCCCGACGTCGTCTTACACGATGCCGGTCGTTCATACCGGGTACGATTACAAGATCTACGGCCGCGATATTGGCGCGGAGATGTCCACGACGCTGGACGCGTATCTCGCCAACGCCAGCAAGTGGGCCAGCACCAATCTAACGCTGACCGGGTCGCTGGTGTCGCAGACTGTAACCAACGCCAACGGCCTTAAGTCGATCTTCACGGGCACCATGGGTAGCTCGGCGATATCGCTGGTGCCCACGACCACCGGACAGTCCCTTAGGCTCGACGAGCTGGCGCTGGCGGCAAAAGCCCTCCTAGAGTCGCCTGAAATCGACGAGTCCGCCAACGGCCAGATATCCGCAGGCCTCAGCGCGGCAATGGGTGGCGGCCATAATTCCGTCACGGCCATCAAGGATAGCATCACCTTCGAGCAGAAGCTACAGGCTAAGCAGATTTCCTTTGGTGCATACGCGCAAGCCCTAGACGCTTACTACAAGGTCTACACGGCCACCGCGGCCTCGCTGTCGCAGGTCACGGCTCAGAGCTCCGCTCAGGCCGCGCTTACTATTCCGATCGTCGCTCCGTTCGAGTCTCAGATGGCTTCGGACGTGCTTGCCGCGTGGAACGATTCTCTCAACACCGGCCAGCTCAGAGATCAGCAGATCAGGCAGACGCACGCCGCAGGAACAGCCCTCGACGGCTTCAATCCGGGAACCAACTTCTCCGCGTGGAACGCCGAGTACGCGCTCGCCTACTGCGGCATCAAGTCCCAAGCCGCCGCCGCCAAAGCCACCTAATGCAACAACTACAATCACTATACCGGGGCGACTCCTCCCCTTCCCTGTCCCAGATATTTGGGATGCAGTACCAGCCCCAGCAGGCCATATCGCAAGCGGCCAACACGGCCGTAGGCTCTGGCATGTCTGCCGGCGCGCAGGTCAAAACGACGGCCATGAACAACGCCACGCAGATGGCGATCGCCGACGCGAACCGGTTCGAGAATCAGAGGCAGTTTAATCTCACCAACAAGCTGTACAACAGGAACGCATCCGAGAACGAGAGGCACAACCTGTCCACGGAAGCCAACGCTGACAAGATTACGGCGTGGAATACCGGAGGCCAGCAGGCGGCCGGCGATGAAGAGGCGAAGGGTATCATTAGCGCCCAGATAAACGACCTCACCACTACGCTAAATAGCCTAGATAAGAACGATCCAAGCTACCAGAAGAAGGCTCAATACCTCAGGGACAGGATCAAATCCATTCAAGATGGAGGCAATAAGGCCGCACAAACGCGAGGAGGTCTTAGCGGGTTTGCAAAAGGCCTAGCCAACACCTACGCAAAAAACGGCCTGTTCGAGGGACTAGGCAAAGAGCTTACGCGCGTAGGCGCGCAGGGGCCCACTCCTTCGGCTAAGCCGGTTGCGAAAACGCCTAGCGAGATAAGCCCGGTTGCTGTCACTTCATGGCCGAGCTCGAATGGAACAGTTATATCGCTCCCCTCAGGATCCAATATCAACTCGTTTAACCTAACCGGAGGATCCGCGCCGGCCACGCTTAGCGGTAGCGTCTTTAACATGACTGGCACGGGCCAGACCAACTTGACTGGCGTGACCACGCTCGGCGGACAGCCCGTATCGGGTCCGCTAACCATAGGGCCGTCTAGCCCGGCTACGACTCCACCGGCGACGACTCCACCGGCGACGACTCCTCCAGCCGGAACTCCACCGGCCGCAACTTCCGGGAGAACCTTCTTCCCGCTAACCCCATCAGCGCCGACTCCGCTCGCTCCCCCTGCGGCCGCAAGCGGAACTACGTTCTCGTTCTTCCCAAGACCTGCTGAGTTCAGGCCCACTCCGTCCGGATTGTAATGAAGTTCTTTGGCGCAGACCCAATACAAGACCTTACTCCTGATCAGCTTCGGAGTATATCGGCGGGATCCGAGCTTGGAGCCGGCCCTGACGATTTGGCGAGGAAGGAAAGGGCGTCGCGCAGGCTACAGGTAGAACAGCGCAGGTTTTCTTCGCGCCCTGAAGATTCTTGGAAGCCAATAATAGGCGGTGAGGTAGGAAGGCTTACCGCCGAGGGGCTAATAAGGACAGACACCGCGGCCGACCTGATAGGAGATGTCAGGGTTGCCAAGGGCAAGGCGCTCCTAGGAAAGCTTGGGCCATGGATAGATGTGGCCGGCAATATTTACGGAGCCAACTCGGCCACCGCGGCAGGAGAAAGCCCCTATGGAGACGTTGTCTTTAAGAACGGACAATGGGAGATCGCATCGCCCGAGGGAATAGACGCCAACTCTATCGCAACCAATACCATTGAAGGCCTAATAAGCGCGGCTCAATGGACCAAGGTTGGAGCAATCCCGGCCAGCCTGTTTGCCGGAGAACTTACCGAATCACAGATACACGAAGCGAACAGGAAGAAGGCCCCTAGGCTTGCCGAGATAGCAAATACCCCGGGATACATGGGATCAAAAGCAGAGGTAGATACCCTTCTTCGAAATCTTCACGACCTAAGGATAGCTAGCGCGACTTCAGCTCCTGATGAGCCCGGCAAGATGAGCGGTGTGTTCTGGCAAGGCATAAGGGCAGACGCCAAGGCAGGCTACGATGCTGAGCTGGCTAACATAGCGGCAGACCTGTCGAGCGGAGATGAAGAAAGGATCAGAAGGGCATCCGAGCAGATGCCTGTCGTTGCCGAGATGATGGACAGGGTTAATGCTGACTTGGAGGCAGTACAGACAAGCTCTCAAGAGTTCACTTGGCCCATCAAGAGATTCGGAGAGTTTGTGGCCGATGAGGCTCCGAACATGAACATGACGCACTACTTCAGCGGAGACAGGCTACTTGAAACCCTCTCCGGGAATGTTACTAGCCACGGCCTGCTTGATTACCTCAAGCCGTCCGGGAAGAACATGAAGCAATACCAACAGCGCAGGCGCTGGTCTGGACAAGACAAGCCGACCAGAAACCAAGGAAGCGCATTGCTGATGGAGCTAAGCCAGAGGGCGCATGAAGCCGCTGGCGGAGATCCTGTCATAGCCCGCGACGCCAAGCAAAAGGCAATTAAGGACAATTTTTCCGTAGCCGACCCCGGCTATGGCCTTTATCAATAACTCAATAACCTAATACATACATGGCACTCCAAGCACCAAAACACAGCCCGGCGGCAGAAAAGGAACTACGCGCCACCCTTAAGGCAAAAAAGGAACTCATGGAAAAGCTCCTCCTTGAGAATCCGGCATTCAAGGGCGACGCGCCGATCGTGCTTCAAGGCGGCGGAAGGACCGAGACTGATGAAAGCGTGATAAGGAACCCCGGAGCAAACGACCCGGGTGGCACCACGACAAAGAAGAGCGTAACCACCAATGCAGGGCAGTCCGTGCACGCAAACACCGCCGCGCAGGATAAAGTGCGATCGACTTTTGATGACCTGAACACATTCATCACGACCGCCGAAGCCGACTTGGCCGATCCTGCTAGGCTCGCAAACAGGATACCCATAGGCGAAGAGGAGCTAATTGACGTGCTTGGCTCTGGAGTAAGCAACGCTCCCGCGATGGGCAGGGTAAGGACGTTCACCGACCTATTGTCCAAAATGGAGACCGGAAGGCCAGAACAACAGGCCCTAATAAAGCTGATACAGGGATCCAACCCTACCGGAGGATATACCTTCCTTCGCAGTCTCATGCCCGGCGCTAGGGAGAATGTAGATCTTCTCGCCGAGATAATGCACGGGATGAACAATAAAAACAGGGCCGCCGGCATGCTCAACTTGGACGAGCTTCAGGCCCTAAGGACGAACGCCCCGTTGCTAGCTACGCCGAATCAAGTCTCAAACGAGATACGAGCTACGGCTGGAGCCGCAGGGGGAGCCTTGCCTGCCGCGAACAAGCTCGCAAACCAAGCCGAGCAGGTGGCGGTAAGTGCTCCTGCCGTTGAGAGGAACATCGCCAACATGGGCGCAGACGCGCTCAATCAAATAGGCAAAAACAGAAGGACGGCAACCATAGGAAGCGTCCTTACCGGCGCCGCCGCCGGAACGACTGCCGCCATGTGGCCGACAAATGACACCACCAAGTTCAATCAAAAGGCCCTTAAGGCTCTCCTTGGAACCGCATCCATAGACAAAGAGCTGTACAAGACCGATCCGTCCCAAGCCTTGGAGAATGCCTTTGGCGCGTATGCCGAGCGAGAGTTTGGAAGGAGCAAGAAGAAGCCTCAGTACAGCAGGTATGAGTCAATAATGCAGAAGTACGCCCAGACGCTTGCTAGGCTTGGCGAAGGCACGCTAAAGATAACTGACAATGACCAAGGCCTTACCGACCTCAGGAAGGACATCAGCTCGTTCTACGCCCCTTCCGCCGGGTATGAAGGATACAACGCAGAAAACCCTATCGCGTTCCCGTATATGTCTGGCAACAAGCCCGGAGTCATAAGCATCGACAAGGACATGAAGAACATCGCTAGGCTAAAGGACGGCGAGGAGTTTGCCGCGTTCGACAACTAATGGTCGACCCGGAAGATCTAGACCCGGAGGTCCTAGCGGCCGCCGTGGAGGCCTATCAGAACGGCCTTGGCGGTGCCGCGCCTGCCGCCGATCAGAGCTTCACTCCGGCAGTCATGTCGGACATGCAGGTCATCAGGGCCATGGGCAAGGATCCCATGGAGTTGCACAGCCCTGACTTTATCCGCGAGGCGACGGCATACAGGGCCGCGGTAGGCAAGCAACAGGCACTACAGGCCAAGGCCAACGCCGCGCAGGTCAAACAACAGGAGAAGCTCAACGACCCATCGTTTCAGGCCCAGCAGGTCTATGGCAGGCTTGGCAACGTGGGTGCCGCTAGGACCATAGCCAAGTCTAGGGGGCCCGCCCTGTTTCAATACGGGGAGGTGGTTGATATGGGTAAGGCCGGAGCGTTTTACATGGCTCCATCCGGCTACCTGATGATCCCTGACGGCAAGGGGGGAATGGTTAAGCAGTCGGCCGAGGACGTCGTCAAGATGGCCGGCGTCAGCGTCATCCCCTATCTGGGCGGCGACGAGGAAGCCAACGACTTCAGGAACACCACGGCCAAGGCATCGTCCATCATAGGCTTCATGGACGCCCTTGAGAATCTATACGAGAAGAACAACAATCTCGTGCCCATGTCTAGCGACTACTACAGGGCACAGCAGATCGAAGAACAGCTGACGCTGGCAGTTACTCAGCTCCGAAGCGGGTCAAAGAGTGCGGCCGGCATATCCGACATCGAGATGGAAGCCATCAAGAGGACGCTTCCGCGCAGGACTGACTTCAGGGAGCTCGACAGAGACTCTAGGATCAAGCTGTCCCAGACCAAGCAACAGCTGTTGGCTCTCATCATGGATAGGGCTCGCCGAAATGGCATTGATCTCAGGCAGATAAAGCAGCAAGGTAACGTACCGACGGCTCAACCACAGGCCGGCGGAACAATAACCTCTCCTATATCTGGCCTAGTTCATGGACGCTGATCAACAACCTCAACCGCAAGAAGAAAAGCCTAGCCTAGATGGCCTAGACATACAGAAGACGAGGGAGCTTCTAGCAAGACAGGGAGTGCCGATGATGACGCCGGCCCTCCCTGATTTTTATCAGGGTCAGGATCCGGTACAGCAGGAGCCCAACGCTCCGACCGGCATAGCCGCACAGGCCGTCACGGGCAAGGACGTGTACGAGTACTTCCAAGCGCATCGTAATGGTCCGAACAAAGTAAGGTTTTCGTACGACGAGCAGGGCGCTAAGGCGTTCGGCATGATGGTGGATTACATGCGTAGCCGTGACTCGCATCTCTTTGACACCGCATCGATGGCTCTAGGCCAGATGGTCAACGAGATGACGGAGGGCGCAAACGCTATGCCGAACCCGTTCACAGATCCGCTTAAGGCTGGAGCTACGGCCGCGGAAGGATTGGCGCGAGGCATAAGGGATATCTACGGAGTTCTGGCTGAGTCCGAAGATCCGACTAGCCCGTTCTTCAAGTTCAGGAACTATGCGGCAAGGCTTCTAGGCAAGGACGACGGCGACGTCTACTCGCAGATGAGGCAGTTCCATCTTGCTGTCGATTTCAACGACGCAACCTACGACAAGACGTCCGTTCTCGCAGACATTCTCCCTGAGGGATGGCGAGACCACTTTAGCAAGTATGTAGATCAGAAGGCCGCGATAGGTCTTTCCTACATCGCCATGGACCTTCCTGAGTTCATACTCAGCTTGGGTTCGTCCACTCCGGCGACTGCGGCAAGGCTGGCCGCGACCAGCGGATCCAAGGCGGCTCGCATGGCCAAGGGAGAAAAGATGTACGCCGCTTGGGCCGCGGCTACTACCGATCGAATCGGTAGCTTTGGCCAGCGCGTCATGGGCAACACCATGGAAGCCGCGGGCGGAGCTATCAAGGCCCCCTTCAAGGCCATCTATGGAACTAGTCAGGCCGCCGCACAGATGGCCGGAGACTATGCCGGAAACGCCGTTCGCAACATGGCTACGGCTGAGATCGTCGAAGCTGGCGTTCAGATGACCGGCATGGGCCCGACCAATCCGGCCATCGGTTTCTTCCGTAGCTTCGGCGCGGAAGCCATGGGCGAGCTCTTGCAGGTCGCTGGTCAGGACATGGTCGACAGGTCGCTCGGCAAGACCATGGTCAAGTCGGACTCGCTCGGCATGACGACGCTTGAGCGCCTTGCCAGCGGCACGGCCAAGGGCGCGGAGAGCATGTCTAGGGAAGCCCAGATACTCGCGAAGGGCGTGAACGCCGCCGTCGGCTGGGCCCCCTCCCTGTCTGGCGCGACGCTGAAGACGATGTTCAGGGATGGCATGTTCGGTGCGGCCTTGGGCTACGGCAACTCGACCGAGGAAGGCATGGGTGCCGGCCTTGCGATGGGTGCGGCATGGGGAGGCATGACCGGAAGCATCCGCCATCTACACTCTTACACGACCTACACGCCGCAGGACGCGCGCGTCGTAGACAACTTTAGGGACTACGTCATTCCTGCCTTCGGCCGCATAATGGGCCCGACCAGCATGGAGATGGCTAGGCGCTTCCATGACAAGGTAAACAGCTTTGGCGATCTAAGGACCAGCTCCATCGAGCTCTCCCACCTGTCCACTCTAGTGGCCCACGAGGCCAGCTTGGTTGGAGAAGGCAACGTCATGTTCTACTTCGGCAACAGCCCGCAGGAGTTCATGAACGTGATGGCCGAGTCTAACATCAAGCCTCAGGACTACGACAAGGTTGTCGGCGCGTTCGCGTCCCTCAGCGAAAGCTCTGCGGCCGGCATGTTTGAAAAGATCACCCTCAACGACGGATCCGTCAAGAGGCTGATCGCCATCAACTCCGACATGTACAGGCCCACCACGGCCAGACATGAGATAACCCACGCCCTGTTCAGGTCTGTCGTCGAGGCCAACTCGGAGATGGACTCCGTCATCAACAAGGAGACGGGCAGGTACATGGGCGATGTGTTTAATCCCTCCTACGCCAGCAGGATATTCGGAACCTCGAAAGACCTAGGCGTAATGCCGGACGCCGCGTGGCAGTCCCTGATGATCAGCTATGGCGCGGCCCAGATGTGGACCGAGTTCGGCAAGCCGGACGACCCCAAGATAGTTGGCAAGATAGGCGAGATGGCCAAGGCGGAGTATGGCGAGCTTCTCACTAGGATAAGGGGCCACCTCAAGAGGGGCGTGGACATGCAGAACTACGAGGTCGTCAATGACTTCATCCGCGCCACGAACATGGCCGAGGAGGCCTTTGCCTACTACGCCTCCGGCACGTCCAACGTTTTCGCCGTAGACAAGTACGTCAAGGATCCGGCAGCCCGCAACCTGCTCAGGGGATGGGCAGAGAACAGGGCTGCTAGAAAGAACAGCCGCATCCTGTCGTCGCTTGAAGAAGCTGGCGTAGAGATCAGGGCTAAGTTCACCAACGCGGACGGATCCCCTAAGCTGTTCGACGACGCCGGCAACCCGGCCATCGAGACCTTTATGTTCGACGACGGCATCGTCGTCAGGACTCCGGGCATGGACTCGTGGGTTGAGTCTGTACTTAAGCAGGCCTACGCGCGAAGCGAAGTCCTCGTCTCGACGCTAGATCCCTTCAGGCAGGAAGCCTTCGCCAAGGAACACGGCAAGACCCACTTGTTTGCGCCGGTGCGCAACGGGGGTATGAAGCTCAAGTCTCCGGCCGAGCTGGATGAAATATCCAAGGATCAGGCCGCTAAGATTCTCGACTCCATCAACAAGGTGAACGAGCAGGTCAGGCCCGTCGTCGAGACCGGCCCAGATGGATCCAAGAGGATCAAGCTAGAGAACGCCAACGCCGAAACCATTCAGGCCATACAGGCATCCGGAGCGCTCACCCCTCAGGAGTTCAATGAGCTCCTAGCCATCGTCAAGGTGGCTGAGAAGAACAGGGCTGGCGACGTCACGTTCAACGTTATGACCGGCACCCTGCTCGCGCACACCAAACAAGTGCGCAAGGCCGGCGGCGTCTACAGGCTTACCGGCTCGGACGTTCCCGTTACCTACAGGACGTTCATGCCTTACAGCGTCGAGGTCAGC